GGCGCATCGTCAGCCACCGGATATAAAGGCGCATCGTCAGCCACCGGATATTACGGCGCATCGTCAGCCACCGGTTCTTACGGCGCATCGTCAGCCACCGGAGATTACGGCGCATCGTCAGCCACCGGATATAAAGGCGCATCGTCAGCCACCGGATATTACGGCGCATCGTCAGCCACCGGATATTACGGCGCATCGTCAGCCACCGGTTCTTACGGCGCATCGTCAGCCACCGGTTCTTGTGGCGCATCGTCAGCCACCGGATATAAAGGCGCATCGTCAGCTGATCACAAAGATGCCGTGGCTGTCGCATGGGGCTATCGCGGTAGAGCTAAAGGCGTTTTAGGTTCTCACCTTGTATTGGCGGATTGGGAAGGCGATGACAGCCAGTATTGGAAACCAGAATATTGGGAACTCAAAGGCGCGAAAATGGTGCAGGTTGACGGTAAGGACATCAAACCTAATACATGGTACACGATGAAGAATGGCGAAATTGTGGAATGGAATGAAGAAGAATAGAAAGGAGAACTGCAATGATTATTACAGACTTTAATCAAATGTCAATTAGCGACTTAACGGTTATCAATAATGCAATCGGATTAAGTTTCGTAATTGAGGACGGAATGATTACCAAAGCAGTAAACGATAAGGCTTGCAACAATTAAGTCACAAGCCTTATCAAATCAAATAAGAAAGGGTCGGTAAAACCCATTTCTTATGTTATCACACAGAAAGGAGAATTGCAAGTCAAAATGAGAAGTCGAATAGAAAACATACTTAAGAAAATGGGAATACCGGAGGAAATGCCCGGTTTTAGAATATTGACAAGTGAAATAGAAGAAGTCGTGTGCTACAAAGGGGCGATAGGAATAAACGAGGTTGCTCAAAGAGTAGCAGGAATATCAGAGATAAAGACAGATACCCTTGCCAAACGCGTTAGAGATGCGCTCAAATGCGTTGATGACGAGGGCGCAGTATTCAAACGGTATGTAGGATTTCATCCTATTACGAACGTGACATTCGTACAGAATGTGGCAATTAGCATACTTAAGGAGGATAAGGAATGGGAAATGTAGCAAAGATAAGCGGAACCGTAATCGCCGAGCCGGAATACTCACATACTACGGTAGGCGAAAAATTCTATAAGGTGCTTATCGAGGTTGCCCGAATGAGTGGGGCATATGATGAAGTTCCTTGCATTGTTCCGGAGATATTCGCGCAGAAGATACGCAAAGGCCAGAAAGTGCATTTTGACGGAGAGGCCAGAACCTACTACAGCAAGGACAGACACCTTGAAGTTTATATATTTGCTCAAAAGGTCTATGAAGAGCCTGATATGGGCGATTACAACCACGTTGAATTTGACGGACTGATTAAGTACCCACAAGAGCCGAGACGTACACCGCTAACAAACAGAACCGTTATTGATTTTTCAATCGTAAATCGCGATGGTAACGGCGCCGTGAATTACATTCCGGCAATCGCCTGGGGGCGAAACGCATACCGCATAGCGAATTGCGGAGCAGAGCAGAAAATAAGGATAACCGGCAGATTTCAGAGCCGGGTATACGAAAAAGACGGAACCGAACATACCGTATATGAAATATCGGTATCGGGAATATATATGTTATAGAAAGGAGACACATATGGCAAAATCAGACAAAACTGTCCTTGTATCGGACGAAAATCACGTTATTCTCGACAAATGGTACTACGAGGAACTCATAAACACCGCGGCGAGGGTTGACGTGCTTATAACTCTTATAGATAGGAATAAGTACATAACCATACCGGAGTTATTGGCAATTCTCGACAGACCGAAAGGAAACAGACTTTTATACGAAATGGATCAGAAATTATCAGAAGAGAAAGGAGAGACAGCGGAATGCGTGAAATGATTATAAAAAGCCTTACGGTAACTAACTTTATGGCGTATGCAGAGAAAACATTTACATTCGGCAAATTGACATCACTGTCCGGAATGAATGGTGTCGGCAAGTCAACAGTTGTAACCGCTTATAATTGGCTGTTTTTTAACTGTGATTATGAACTGAAAGACAATCCACCGATAAGGCGCGAGGTTGACGGAGTAAGCATTGATGACATTGATACCTCCGTTTCCGCCGTAGTCGAGATTGACGGCAAGGAAGTAGCTGTACGCAAGGTTCAGAAGAGAAAATACAGCAAGGACGGCACATCTTATAAAGATGATAATGTCTACTATATAAATGAGGTTGCCAAGACGCTTACCGCGTACAATGAATACTTTGACATTGATATGAACATATTCAAGATGTGCAGTAACGTCAACGCATTTTTAGCAAAAAAGCCGGCAGAAATGAGAGAATATCTCTTTACACTTGCTGAAAACAAGACAGACTACGACATCGCATTGGCGCACGAAGAGTTGGCGGAGTTACTTCCGTTGCTCAGCAAGTACACACGCGATGAAGTAATTGCCTTGAATAAGAAAGCTGTAGCGGACATCAAAGCGGAACTTCCGGTCCTTAAAGGGCAGATTTCGGAGAAAGAAAGAGATATTCAGACTAAAAACGCCACGGATAAAGGCGAACTGTTGACAAGACAGAAAGAAGTCGAGGACAGATTAAAGACTGTCGCAGACGCAAAAGCCGAAAATGACAAGCTGTCATCTGAATATCAGACGTTATCAGACGGTATTCTTGAACTGAAATTCAAGCAGAATGAGATAGAGGGAATCGCCAATATTGGACTTATTGCGAAACGTGACACGTTAAAGCAGGCGATTAGTGATGTAAAGTCGGAATTATCTGACATTCAGAATGAGTGCATTTCAATGCAGAGAAAGATTGATAGCCTTACAGCAAATGTTGAGTACAAGAACCGTATTCGCAACGCGAAAGTGGAAGAATGGCAGCAGGCAAACGACCGCAAATTTGACGAAAACAGCCTTGTTTGTCCTTATTGTAAGCGAGAGTATGACGAGAGCAAAAAAGAGGAAATGCGAGCCGATTTCGACACGCACAAGGCAGAAGAGTTAAAGAGAATAACGGATGCCGGAATGGCAATCAAAGCCGAGATTGAGAGCACGACCGCTGAAATCGAGGAATACCGCAGAAAGATTGAAGAAATGGCGGTAACCGCTAACAATCTTAGGGATGAAATTGTAAATCTTACGGAAAGCCTTAATGCGATACCGGATAATGCAGATGTCAGCGATAATGACACATACAAGGCATTGCAGGCAGATATTGAGAAGAAAGAAACACTTCTTAAGGCATCAAGTTCAATGTCTGATGTAAGGGCGAACCTTAAGGCAGAGGAAATCACACTAAACAGTCAGCTGATAGACATTAAGAGCGAAATAGCCAAACTTGACACGGCTGCCGATACCGAAAGACTTGCGGAACTTGAAAGACAGTACAAGGTCAAAGACCAGATGCAGACTGACGCCGAGAAGATACTTAAGCTTATCAAGGAACTCGACAAGTGCAAGAATGAAGAACTGTCAGACGAAATCGACAGTCATTTTGGCATCGTTAAGTGGAAACTTTGGGAACTTAGCAAGGGCGGAGAGTACAAGAATGTGTGTGCGCCTATGGTAGACGGCAAGTCAATATTATCGACTATGAGTAACAAAGGTAATCGCATTCTCGGAAGAATTGATATATGCCGTTCACTGCAGAGCAACAACGGTATTATCTGCCCGATATGGCTTGATGACGCAGAAAGCCTTGATGTAAGCAATCGCCGTAAATTGGCTGAAACAGTAGGCAGACAGCTTATATTACTGATTGTAAACGGTAGTGAGAAATTAGAAATTGCGGAGGGATAAACACTGTGAATGATAGATATATTGTAGAACAAGAGTTTGAACACGCAGGATATAAATGTGTCGTTACATTCAATATGATGGGGCATAGGTGCGGATATGTAGGCATTCCTAAAAACCACCCTTTATATGGTAAAGGGTATTCAAACTATCTTGAAATTAAGAAAGCAGATGTCGGAGACCGAAAAATAAGCGGTATTTTTCCTTTGCTTAGAGCTTGCCTTGATAAAGACGAAAGAATACGAATTGAAGCATATTTTTCATGCCACGGCGGTATTACCTTTGCAGATGGCGGTAAAAAATCAAGTTATCCGATTGAAAGTGATTTATGGTGGTTTGGTTTTGACTGTGCACATTGTAACGATGCAAGAGAACTTGAACTTGCTTATGAGAGATTTCCTAATTATAGAAAAAGTCTTTTTATACAAATGGAGATTGAAAATAAATTTCACATTGATGGGTTGATAATCCGTACAGAGGAATATGTAGCAGAAGAGTGCAAGAAGTTAGCGGAACAGTTGAAAGAGTTTGAAGAAAGTGAGGAATAATTATGGCAGAGAACACAGCAGTCGCAGAAAAGAAAGCATTTACTACATCATTAAGCGAATGGAGTAATGCTATTACAGGCTTAATTATGGCTGATTACAAGGCTTGCGGAATGGATATGGATGATTACGCCAAAGAGTGCGCAATGGAAGCTATGACAAGCATTTACAACCTTGTGAAGACAAACCCAAAAGTCAATATGGCTAATCTTGATACAAGCAATTTAAGGGGCATTGTTAAGCGATGCGCAAGCCTTAAGCTGAACGCGAGCGCGTATCCAAGAGAATGTTATTTTCAATTACGCAATGTCAATGTCGGCAAAGACGCAGACGGTAAAGACATATGGCAGCAGCAGGTAGAAATGGGAATAGAGGGTTCTGGATATGACTCTCTTCTTGTGAATTACGGTAAAGACGTCAAGCAGGTATATCCATATTGGGTAATAAAGGACGGCGATTATTATGTGGCACCGAAGCATAAAGGCCTTGAAATTACACCGCCGGAATGGGAAGAAAAAGGTTTATCGGATAAGGCAGTCAGAGTTGTTTATCCGGTTAAACTTAAAGACGGAATGATTACATATCTTTCCGCTGACAGAGACAGTGTTAAGATTAATCTTCTTGCGCATGTTAAGCAGAACATGTTGAATGAAACATTCGGAGTAATCACCGGAATTAAAAAGCAGTACAACAAGGAAGTTGCAAGAACACGTTATGATGCCACACCAGAAGAGAAAGCCAAAATAAAGGAAAAGAAAGAGGAAGTTTTGGAAGCCTTAAGAGTTTGCAAGACTGTTGATGAAATGCTCAAATGTGAGATTGCAAGACCATTTATCAGTGGTGCATGGCTTGATACTCCGGAGAGTATGATTATCCGTAAGATGTGCAATAATGCCATAAAGAAGTACCCGAAAAATTATGATCCGATGGCGAGACAGGCACAAATGGAAATGGACGAAGTATATCAGGTTGCACAGAATGAAATTGCAGAAAACGCCAATTCCGTTGATTTTATCGAGAGCAAGGGCATGGTTGACGGTACCGCCACAGAGATAACAGAAGAGCAGACAGAAGATAGCACGGTAACGCCATTTGTGCAGGAGTAAGCCTATGAAATCAGCAAGTTTAGAACAGATGATGGCTGATATGAATAACGGCACTTACGACCTGACTTGCAACGGAGAATGTACTCAATGCGGAAATTGTTGCAGTGACCTACTTCCTATGACAGAAGATGAAATCGCAACAATCCGCAAGTACATCAAGAAACATCATATCAATGAACATAGGCATAATTATCCGACGGCTACACCAACAATGGATATGACTTGTCCGTTTCTTGATGATGATAAGCCAAAGGAAAAATGCGAGATTTATTCAGTTAGGCCTAGAATCTGTAGAGAGTTTATCTGCTGTCCGAGTAAAAGACCACAGATTTATGATTGGGATTACAAATTAAAGTGTAAGGTAGTTGATGTTAGAAAGGAGTTTTTTGAATGAGAGTAGTTTCGCAGGACGGAAAGATAGATATGCCGTATGAAATGGTAGGTATTTTCAGATTTAAGGCAGAAATCTATTTCTTAAATAGAAATCTGACAGGTGTTATACCGCTTGACGGCGATGTGAGGTTAGCCACTTATTCCACCGAAGAAAAGGCAATTAAGGCTATGGAAATGTTGAGAGAACTGTATTTGCTTAAAACGGAAGTTCATAGTGATTATAACTGTCATCACTATAAAGTAGCATTGAACAAGGTCTTTCAGTTTCCACAGGATAACGAAATCGAGGTGTGAGTATGAAACTTAAATGTATCGCAAGCGGTTCTTCCGGTAACTGTTATACCTTAACCGCTAATGACGGAGAAACACTTATCCTTGATTGTGGAATACCTCTTATGAAGATTAAAGAGGGATTGAATTGGAATATCAAAGATGTTGCAGGGTGTGTGGTAACGCACGCCCACAGCGACCATTCAAGAGCATTAAACGACCTTAAGGATATGCGAATACCGGTGTTTGCACCGTACATAAGCCTTAAGCCTATGGCACTCGGCAGCGGTCAATTTAAGATAGCTGCTTTTGACCTGACAACGACAGACGGCAGGTGGACTCACACTAACGCAGACAGCACTGAATGTCCTTGTTATGGATTTATGATAATCCATCCAGAAATGGGGAAAATGCTTTACATAACCGATACGGAGTTGATTAAGTGGCGGTTTAAGGACGTAAACCATATTCTCTTAGGTGTGAATTACGACAAGGATTTAGTTGATGCCGACAACCCAAAGACAAGACACGTTTTCCGAGGACATATGAGCATTGACACGGCTTGCGATTTTGTTAAGTCTAACTATTCAGACCGCTTGCAGAACGTCATAATGTGCCATTTATCAAGCGAAAATGCTGACAAGGACTTATTTATCGAGAAGATGAAAAAAGTCGCTTACAAGGCAAATGTGGATGTAGCAGAACCGGGCAGGAAATGGATTTTAAGGAAAGGGGATGAATGTCCGTTTTGATAATCGAAAAAGACAATATGACTGTTGAAGACACCAAAGATAATCTTATCGAAACCGAAGAGGGCATTACTTGTGGATGTGGAACCCCAAATTTACAAATGACTTGTCACGTTGACGGAGTTGATTATTACAGCTACCAGTACAAGTGCAAGTGCGGTAACACTATTACAGTCGATATGAAAAGAGACAAGGAGGACGGGTGGTAATGGATTACGACGAGGTTATATGTGCGAATTGCAAGCACAACACAAAAGATGATGAAAACTATTATTGCAACAATGAAGACAGCGACTGTTATGGATTACCGACTATGTATGATGACAGTTGCGAAGATTTTGAAGAAAAGGAGATTTGATTGTGATTAGTGCGGATAAAGAACATGTGCGTATTTCCGGCAAGGTCATTGAAATGTTTGCGGAGCTTGGCGTCCTTGTGGCAGCTTTGTATGAAATGATATGTGAGAAAGGAATACCGAAAGACAAAGCAGAAAAAATAATTCATGGTGTGGTTGTTGCCGGAATTTGCTCTAAGGAGACATTTGGCAAGAAAGAAAACTCGATAATGGAAATGGCAAACGAGATAGTCAAGAAGACACTCAAAGGAGAGAAAGACGATGAATAAAGTTATTTTAATGGGTCGCTTAACACGCGACCCGGACGTAAGGTATTCGCAGACAGCGAATGGAAGTATGGCGGTTGCAAGATACACACTTGCGGTTGACCGCCGTTTTAAGAAAGACGGAGAAACAAACGCGGATTTTATATCGTGTGTTGCGTTTGGTAAGGTTGGCGAGTTTGCCGAGAAGTATTTACACCAGGGAACAAAGATTGTTGTTGAGGGCAGAATACAGACCGGAAGTTACACCAACAAGGACGGCAATAAGGTTTACACGACTGACATCTATGTTGAGAATTGCGAATTTGCCGAAAGCAAGTCAGCGGCGGAACAGAACGGAGTAAGCACGGCACCGGCACGACCAAAGCCGAGTAATGTTGACGCAGACGGCTTTATGTCAATTCCGGATAACGTAGATGATGACGGCTTACCGTTTTAAGGAGAGACAATGAAGAAACATAATATTTCGGATCTGATACAAATGCAATCGCTACCGTTATGCGCAAAAGTTCAAATGACGGCTTATCGTGTCAAAGAATGGGTAGACGCGTTTGGCGAAGATGGTGTGTATCTGTCATTTAGTGCTGGCAAGGATAGTACAGTTTTAGGACATATAATCAGAGAAGTTTGCGGATATAAAAATATTCCTTTTGTATTTGTAGATGTGCCGACACAATATCCAGAGTTAAAGGAATTTGCACAGACTTTTGATAACCTTGTGATTTTGAAACCTAAAATTTCATTTGCAGAAGTTTGCGAAAAATATGGATTTCCGATGTTTTCAAAGGAAATATCAGAAACTGTTGCAGATGCTAGAAAATATATTAGAATCCTTACAGACAGACAGACAGACAGACAGACAGACAGACAGACAGACAGACAGAAATTCCATTTGCTTATCGCATAGCCGACTTGACGGGAATAGACAGGAGAATAGACAAGGAAAACAAAACTTTTGTGGATTTAAAGATGGGGAATATCCCTAGTGAAATCCTGAAAGCACCTATCAGAGTAAAACAGCTATTCGGTGTCAAGTGTGAAGATTTTGGCAGTATGTATGACAGGTCAAAGTACTTATTTATGCTAAATGCACCATTTGAAGTATCTAATCAATGTTGTAAGGTAATGAAGAAACAGCCTATGCACCAATACGACAAAGATACAGGCAGAGTACCTATTACCGCTCAAATGGCTAGTGAAAGTAAATTAAGGACTTCACAATGGTTACAAAATGGTTGTAATGGATTTGACTTAAAAATTCCAACAAGTAACCCTATGAGTTTTTGGACGGAACAGGATGTACTTTTATACATTAAAGAAAACAATCTGCCTATTTGTTCTGTTTATGGCGAAGTAGTCACAGATTATGAAGCTATGGGACAATGTGAAAATCAGATGTCGTTTGCTGATTATGGCATTTTTGATAATGAAAGGCCATTGCTAAAAACCACAGGTTGCCAAAGAACTGGTTGCGTATTATGTGGGTTCGGATGTCATTTGGAAAAAGAAAGCAGGTTTTTAAGGCTGAAAGAAACACACCCTAAATTCCATAATTTGTTGTATCTTCTGAAAAACAATGGCGTGACATATGCAGAAGCCATTGATTGGGTAAATGAACACGGAAATATGAACATTAAATATTGATTTAACGCGCGTCAGCAATGGCGCGCAGGAAAGGAGATTATATGGCTAAATACAAAGATATTTTAGGAAATATAAGAGAGTGTGAGGATAAAACAATAACAATCAGCCTTGAAAGATACAATACTTTGATTATTAAAGAAGCTATTGCCGATTGCCTTGCAGAAGCCAAGGAAAAAGAGGAAGAAGATAATTAAGAGGGAAAGGATCAGTAATGGAGAGATTAACAGTATATACGCCTGACGGATATGAAAGCATAAATCCAGTCGATTTGTGCTTGGATGAATATTCTGATATAAACTTTGAACGAATATTAGATAAGTTAGGTGCTTACGAGGACTTTGAAGAAATTTTCAGAGAAAAAATGCCTAATGCAGCATGCGACCTCTTGAGCGACAAAGAAGAATTTGGGAAGTGGCTCGACAGAAATAAGTGGATTGCAAAGAAATGCGATGAATGGGCAAGAGCAGAGGAGCAGGGCAGTCTTGTTATTTTACCTTATAAATATGTTTATTACATTGTTGATATAAACAACTCTGGGTATGCGCGGGTTGCGAAAAGATTTATAAAGGTGCTTGCAATATGTGAGATTGAGAGCATTGATAAAGAAAACTGCAAATATTTTTCCACAAAAGAAAAAGCAGAAGAAAGACTGAAAGAATTGAGGTGTAACAATGATTGATTGTAATATCTGCAAGCATAAAGAAGATTATGATTATTGTACAGAATGCAAGCACGGAGAGTTGTTCGAGAGAAAAAATGTGTCAGAACCTAAAAAAATATCAGTTAGTAACGGAAGAGAATATTGCGGACATTGTGGTTATTTGTCTGAATATGCCAGAGGATATAAAAAGTTTTACTGCATTAGGTGCGGTGGGCTTAATTTAAGAAGTTGGAAGAATTGAGAGGTGAAGAAAATGACTAAGAAAGAATTATATACATGTGATATTTGCCATACGGATTATTGCAACAAAGAAGGTGCTTTGCAATGCGAAAAAGAACATCTCAAATGCGTTAAAATCACAGACACTAGATACAATACACATTTTAAACTTCCGCATAAAATTGAGGTGGAGTTTTCTGATGGAACAAAACATTGGTATAAACTATAAAGAATTGAGAGGTAATAATGATGAAATATAAATTAAGCGAAACAAAGATTACTACAGAAGAAATAGACTTACTACCTTGCCCTTTTTGTGGAAGCGAAAATCTGCAGCTTTTTCACAGCAACGGAGGGCACGGATATTCGCCATCAACAGATTATGTAACTTGTTGTTCTTGTGGTGCTAGAGGTGGTATTGTAGAAGACTCTAACTGTAACAATAATTCTAGATATGCTATTTCAAAATGGAATAGGAGAGCAGATTGAGAGGTGCGGAATGATAAATAAATGTGACGATTGTAACGCGAGTAATATGTGCGAAGCGGTTGAGGGGAGTTGCGAAAAAGCTATAAACTATGCGAACACCATTTACAACAAGGCACTTGATGAATTAACAAGCGAGTTAGACGAAAGATTTAAGGACATGGAATTTTCAAGCGGTTTGCCTACAGAGGGTGCAACCTGGGCGAACGCAAGAAGACAATTGAAAGATATTTCAGAGCAGTTAAGGAGAGAATATGGAAGATAGATATTTGTATAAAGCAAAGAGAACTGATAGCGAGGAATGGGTTGTTGGCAGTTTAATTTCTACGCCTCATGGCGGATATATGATTGACCGCGTTGCTGATAGTAGACGATTTAGGGTTATGATTAACTCATCCACAATCTGCCAATGTACAGGTTTACGAGACAAGAATGGCAAGCTGATTTGGGAGAATGATATTGTAAAGAAAGAATTTTTCACTGACTATGAGAACTATGCAAATTCAGAAGAATATATTGGAATTGTTGAGGTTATGGATTGCGCATGGGTTATTGCTGAAACTATCAAGGGGCATAAATGCGCAAGACCTATTTTTGAATCAATATCATATTCCAAAGATGTGAAACATTTTGAAGTTATCGGCAACGTTTTTGATAATCCAGAGTTGTTAGAAAGTGAGGGACAATATGACAGAGAGTGAATTTAATTTGGACGACAACATAGGTACGGTTGAAGGAAGGCAAATTATTGAGGTGGTAACGGCGCTTGCGAAAAGTTGCGCCTTTACCCATATTGAAGCCATGAAAATAGCTAAGGTATGTCAAGAGTGCTGCGACAGATTGGAAAGGAGTAACGATGACAGAGAATAAAGCAATAGAAGCACTACAGTTTGATTTAGAAATAGGCGGTGAGATACATTCTCAGGTATTGCGCGATGCTACTGATGTTGCAATACAGGCACTTGAAGAAGTACAACAGTACCGCGCAATTGGCACACCGGAGAAATGTCGTGAAGCTGTGGAGAAACAAACCTCAAAAGAGCCAGATTATGAGGGAGACGGGTACTCGAATGGACAGCTTGTGTACGACACTTGGGTATGTCCTTGTTGCGAACAGCGTTACGAGGTTGGCTGTGATGACTACAAATACTGTCCAGATTGCGGTCAGAAAATTGATTGGAGTGACGAAAATGAAGAGATTAATTGACGTAGACGACCTTGAGAAATTTATCCGTGAACATAGATGCGTTATAGGCTTTGACAAATTTTTGTTAGTTGCAGGCAGTGACGGTAAGTGGCACGAGGCATTACCGCTTACAAAAACAGCCTATGATGTGGATAAGGTTGTTGAACAGTTGGAAATGTACAGTAATGCGGATGAGGCAGAACAGCTTGGAACCGTTCCTATTGTTGGACTTGCGGACGCAATCAAGATAGTAAAGGCAGGTGGAAACATTGAGTTATCAGAACATAGCGAAAGCCAAGGCGATTGAAGCCAAGAACCGTGAACGCCTTAAGAAAGTCAATCCCTTTCTTGATGACGGCAGCGGTATTTACTTCTTAACACGAACCGATGAAAACGGCATCCGGTATTTTTATATCGGGCAGGCACTTCACATTATGCAGAGAATGTGCGGACACCTTGTTGGGTATCAGCATATAGACCTCTCAATTAAGAAACGCGGATTTTACAGTGATGATAACCCTTATGGTTGGAAATTGAACTTTCTCCATTATCCGGCAGACTTGCTTGATGAAAAGGAGCAGTATTGGATTTTGAAGTACACGCAAAAAGGTTATCAGTGCCGTTACAACAAGACCGCAGGAGGGCAGGGAGAGGGCAAAGAGAAGATAAACGAGTTCAAACCCTCTAAAGGCTACAGAGACGGCATAGAACAAGGCAAAAAGAACCTTGCAAGGGAATTATCCTCTATCGCCGAAAAACACCTTAAAATCGAAATTAGAGAGGATAAGGCTAATAACAAAGTGTCGCAGAGACAATATGAAAAATTTATGGAATTATTGAAAGGAGGTGTATCAGAATGAATACAGCAGTTGTTATAACCGCGATAATTTGCGGAACAATAATCTGCATATCTACAATATCGGCAATTTCCGGTAACGTGCAGAGAAAGAGAAACGAGAAAAAGCTTAGAGAAGTTCAGAAAGCTTTTGACGATTTCTTGCAGAACCTTAAAGAAGAAAGCGAGGAATAAGTATGTTTAAGGTTGTATTATCGCCGCTGACAAACCGCATCTATTGCGGTAAATCAGGCAGGGGAACGCCGAATACACTGATAGGCAAGGAAGATGTCACAAGTGATGCTTTACGCGCCGTTTTTGGGTGGCTCGTATCGTACTATGAACATGCAGAGTCGGGCGAGGAACTTATTGTCGAAGTCCCCGATACCGATTACGAGATTGTTGTAAGAAAGGGCAGGACGAAGAATGAAAATTTTAAGTAAGAAGAAATACAATAAGATTTTAGATGATTGCAAAGAACTTCAAAAAAAGGTTGAAGAACTCAAAAAGGCAAACGAGAGTCTTGAGGAAAAGTTGGACGATGAAAAGACAAGCTGCAAGCTGAATAAAGGCAAGGATTTCTGTTTTAGCTGCAAAAACTCTTACAGATACAAGACATATTGGGGAGTGACAGAATATGAAAAATGCGGTTGCTTGCTTGATGTTCCTTGCGAGAGCTTTAAAAAAATTAAAAATGAATATTGACGAAAATATAATAAATAACAATGCATTAAGGCTAATCAACTTTGCCATAACAAGCGTTGTTGATGAAGAAAATCCAGACGGATATATGCTAGGTGCATTTAACTATATCAAGGGTATCTGCGATATGGCAGACGCAATGAAGAAAGTTTTGAAAGAACTAGTGAGGTGTGAAATGTGATTTATGGATATATGCGAGTATCATCTAAGGAACAAAATGAGGATAGGCAGATGATAGCACTATCAGAGGCGAGAGTGCCTAAGAACAATATTTATATGGATAAACAGTCGGGTAAGGATTTTGAGAGAACACAATATAAGCGGTTACTACGCAAGCTTAAAGAAAACGACATATTGTATATCAAGTCCATTGACCGTTTAGGCAGAAATTACGAGGAATTGAATGAGCAGTGGCGGATTATTACAAAAGAGAAGAAAGCAGATATTGTTGTCATAGATATGCCACTGCTAGATACCCGCAGAGAAAAGAACCTGCTCGGAACATTTATCAGCGATATTGTTCTTGCTTTACTTAGTTATGTTGCGGAGAACGAACGCATCAATATCAAGCAAAGACAGGCGGAGGGAATTGCAGCAGCGAAAGCAAGGGGCGTAAAGTTTGGCAGACCACCATTACCATTGCCAGAAAATTTTGAACAAATTCGCAAAGATTGGCGAAATGGTGTCATTTCAATGAATGATGCCGCCGCAATGTGTGGTATATGTCCTAAAACTTTTTACTGCAAAGCAGTTAAAGAAGAGAAGAAAGCTAACTAAAAATCAAAGAAAGGAATAGGTTGTGCGCACATAAAACCGAGGTTTCCTTTTGGTAGATTTAATGAGTTTTGAAAATTATTCTTGTGATAATCAGATGACTATATTTGACTTTACAAGAAAACCGATTAGCATAACAAAGCCTATCCGGTTGATAGAACTATTTGCCGGTTACGGTAGTCAGGCAATGGCATTAAAGAGAATAGGTGCCAAATTTGAGCATTACAGAGTTGTTGAGTTTGATAAATATGCCATTGCAAGTTACAACGCGGTACACGGTACAAACTTTCCCACGATGGACATAACTAAGGTTCACGCAGTTGATTTAGGAATTAAAGATACGATAGCCTTTACTTACTTACTTACTCGTTTCCATGCACCGATTTATCGGTTGCCGGAAAACAAGCAGGGATGTCTAAGGGCAGTGGCACAAGGAGCGGTCTGTTGTGGGAAGTCGAAAGAATACTGACAGAGATTAGAGATGAATATGCAAGGCACAAGTAATTGCTTAACGAGTGTGCAGAAAGACAACCTTGTTATGGAAAGCCAAGTGCTGACGCCAAAGCGCACGGAATACGGCAAGCAGATACGAAAAGCATATGAAAGCGGTCAGATACAGGAGAGCAGGCACAATATGACGGAACTGGAGTCTAGAAAAGATGATGTGTCTAATACGCTGACAACAGTGCAGAAAGACAATTTATTGCTTGAAAAACCTCAATATCGTATCAGAAAGCTAACACCGAGAGAGTGTGGGCGGCTTATGGGTGTATCTGATGAAGATATTGACAAGATGGCAGCAGTCAACAGTAACACGCAGTTATATAAACAGTTTGGCAATAGCATTGTCGTAGATGTTATGTGCGCTATGTTTAAAAACTTGAATATCAATCAGTTGTAGTGAAAGGAATGTAGCTTGTGAGCGATGACACACAGACTACAAAGGATAGCAAGTCATACATAAGATTAAAGAATTATAGACATACAAACAGATTGAACGGTAAATGCGCCGATTGCGGTAAACCGTCAGAGAAATACAGATGTGCCGAATGCTCGGCTAAGAAGAACGAGAGAGAACGGTACGACAGAGAATACTACAAGAAATACGGTATCTGCCCGGTGTGTAAACAAGTTGACATCGGTTCAGATGAAAGTATGTGCCCGGAATGTTTGGCAAAAGAATATACATACCAGATGAGTAAGCGCAATGCAAGCGAAGAAAGCCGCGCTAAGTACACCGAACAGCACCGTATATGGGCGCAGATGAAATACGAAGAGGATAAGGCTAATGGGATTTGCACAAGATGCCGGAAACGCAAAGCAGACGGCGGTTATACGACTTGCGGAGTATGCCGGGCGAAAAACAGAGGGCGTAAACTTGCCAAAGAAGCCAACGAGGTATCGAAGCGTGAGTATCGCGAAAAGAACGGCTTATGTTTCTTTTGCGATGAACCGCGCAAACCCGGTTACAAACTATGTGAACGGCATTATCAGATGAATGTCGACAAAGCAAATTCGCAGAGAGCCAAGGATGCTAGGAAGAATTTAATCAAGAATTGCATCCTATATAAATAGCAGGAGGACTTGAATTAATGGCTGACAAGAGAATGTTTTCAAAAAAACTAATCAGTTCTGATGCGTTTCGGGATATGCCTTTAAGCACACAAGGGTTGTTCTTTCAACTCTGTATGGAAGCTGATGATGACGGTATCGTAGATAACCCTAATACCGTAGCAAGAGCGTGTCAGGCATCTAAAGAAGATATGCAGATGTTAAAGGATAAACGCTACATCCTTACATTCGATAACTCAAACGTAATCGTGATAAAGCATTGGAAGATGCACAACACAATCCCGAAAGACCGGTATCATCCAAGTACATACTCAGAGGAGTTATCTACTCTTACGGTTAAAGAAAACGGTTCATATACCGAAAAAAACCGCATTGTAACGGATTGTAAACAGATTGTAGCCAAACCCGATGCAACTTGTAAACAAAATGATACAGAACCGCAGCCGAGATTAGATAAGATTAGAAAAGATAAGATTAGTAATAATATCCCTACGGCTAAGAGTGAGGATGCTCCCATTCCGTACACAGAGATTATAGCATATCTTAATGAGAGAGCCGGTACAAAGTTTTTGCCGTCAACGGTATCGACCAAAAGGCTGATTAAATCACGTTTTAACGAAAATCCAAGTTATACGGTAGATGATTTCAAAAAGGTTATTGATAACAAAGTATCAGATTGGAAAGACACGGAGCGACAGAAGTATTTACGCCCGGAAACATTGTTTGGCGTTAAATTTGAAAGCTATCTGAACGAAAAGCCTACAAGTACCAAGCCAAGGGCGAAACCTACTAATAACCGTTTTAACGGTTTTAAACAACGAAACTATAACTTTGATGAACTTGAAAAACAATTACTTTCCAAGGAGGACAACTAATGCCTAAGTTAAGACTGTACGACTTATTTGATGGTGCGGATTACATCGGCGCGTTTCCATCCAAAGAGATAACTACCCGGTTAGGAATAAGTATGAACACATTTTACAATTGTACTCATTACGGCACCTTAATTCACGAAAGGTACGGAATAATGGCTACCGAGAATGGCGAAACAGCACCCGACCCATTGTTTACAGAATGGGATAGAACACGAAGATGTATTTTAAAGGGTGTAAGGCCCTAGAAAGGAAGTGAAATAAATGAAGAAATGGATTGATACTTACACAAACGACAAAGGCGTTGAATTTACGGTAGGCAAAAGATACATTCTCCGCCCAAAGGTACTTAACGGAGAAATGGTTTTAGCCACGCTCGAAAGCATTGAAGATTACATCAATCAGTGGCAGAGAAGATACATTACCGGCGTATTCATACAGACCAAAGAAACAAGGTGGAGAATGCCGCTTGCAATAGAAAGCTGCACAATTGAACCGTATGAAGGAGATTAGAATGAAAGACCGTGAATGTATATCGTGTACGCACTTTTTGATGTGCCAGGGCAAGGAAAACAGCGAGCCTTGCATCAATTATGAAAAGCGCGAGAACACGGTAGAACTGCCAAAGCGCGCAGAATAGGAGATTGAATGAAGTTCTCAAGGTTTATCAAGTCGGAACTTGACATTATTATTGAGAGCGCGAACCTTACAGAAGATGAAGAAGAAATTCTTAAGTTACTTGGGAAAGGCAGAAGCATTGAAGAAGTAGCAATGGCGATGCACGTTTGCCGGCGTACGATTGATAGAAAGATTTACAACATAAAATCTAAAATTAACAAAATAGAGGTAGAAAGAAATGGTAAAGATTACTATTGACGGTAAAGATGTCAAGCCGGCGGATGTTATTCTTCCCGAACAGATTTTGAAAATCATCGCGGAAGCTGTCGGCGGTTGACAAAACCGTAACTTAAGTGTAGAATGTGCCGTAAATGCGATAAATGCGGCACATTCTTTATTTCAGAAAGGAGATTATAAATTATGGAATGTGTTGCTTATATAAGAGTTTCTACAGAAAGACAAGCGGAGGAAGGTTACGGACTTGAAAGCCAAAAACGTGACATTGACGAATATTGCCGTAAACATCAATTGATTATCAAGGAGTATTATGTCGATGCCGGATTATCCGGAATGGAAATGTCAAAACGTGTTGAACTTCAAAGGCTTATATCTGATATGGCTAAAATCGACGTTATTGTTGTCTACAAGCTAGACAGACTTGCGCGTGATACCGTGGATGCGCTGTATATGATTGAAAAAATCTTTACGCCAAAGGGAATTTGCGTAGAAAGCGTTCACGATTTCGCTAGGTACGAAACACCGCAGGATAAATTTCAGACGCAGGTTATGGCTGCCGTAGCAGAGTATGACAGAAATACTATGATGCTCCGTATGCGCGGTGGAATGTTGGAACGTGTCAAGAGAGGTTTTTGGATGGGCGGTGGCAATTTGCCATTCTGCTATTCATATGATAAAGAATTGGGTATTTTAATACCAATTCCGGAGCGCGCCGAAACGGCAAGGAATGCACTTGAATTGTATATCAATGGGTATTCGGACGGCCGTATCGCTAGAATTTGCCATTACAGCGGTGAGCCGGTAGCGCGGAAAATCTTGACAAGTGTAGTAAACATCGGAATGATACCGTACAAAGGCAAGGTGTATCAAGGCAAACACGAACCGATATTTGACATCGAGCGCTACGAACTTGCGCAGGAGATCAGAAAGTCAAGGCACGATGCCAAGAGTTGGATTGCACACCCTACCAACCTTTTAACGGGGTTATGCTATTGCGGCGTATGTGGTTGTGCGATGCGCTACCAGAAATGGGGGCAAAAAGAGGACTCTCCAAGGAAAATATATTGTTGTTCAAAGAACATAGACCTTGATTATCTTCCGAATTATAACCACGATTGCGACAGCAAACCACAGTGGGCGTCAGACATTGAAAAGCAGGTAGAGAAACAGATGCTTGAAATATCCGTCAATCTGTCGAAATACAAGCCAAAAGAAAAGGAAACGAAATTACAGATAATGCAGTCACAATTAAGCCGCGAGAAAAACAAATTAAAACGACTGTATATCCTTTATGCCGAGGGCAATGACACTGTAATTGAGTTGATTAAGCAGGCGGAAGAGGAAGTAAAACGTATTACCGCCGCGATTGAAGAGGAAAGCAAGGCGGCAAAGAACACGCAGAAGAAAGAATTTGTCTATGACAATATAAAAAAGCTTGCCGACGTTTGGGACAAAATCGACAAGCAAACCAAAAATAAGATACTTAAAACTATAATATCTAAAATTGTTATTGTCAATGACAACATCGAAATTCAGTTGAAGAATTTTTAGCAGTAACTATACGCTGTGCCAATGGCATACAGTTAGTGCAAACGCCGTATTTATCGCATTTTTTAACACTCGAAAATTGAATATCTGAACTTGATGTCGCTTTTGTGTCGCTTATGTGTCGCGTTAAGCGGCTTTTTTTATGCCAAAATTTAAGCATAAGGAGGACGGCAATCTATGTTTTCAGATGAAATTTTAGAGAAGATTTTCGCACGGAAAGAATTGCAACGGTTGGACTTGCAAACACAGTCATCCGTAATTCACGCGATAGAAGAGGTTTTAAGTGAGGAGGCAGAAGATGATAAACAATCCTTATCAGCAGCAGATTAACAGCTATGTACCGCAGTATAACCCATATCAATACGCATCTATGTCGAATATGCAAAGGTATCAGGCACAGCCGGAACAGATGGTGCCGGCGCAGATGTCGGTAGCACCGCAGACAATAGGTATTAACGGCAGGGTTGTACAGAGCCTTGACAACATTAATGCCAATGAGGTGCCTATGGACGGTTCAATGGCATTTTTCCCAAAGCAGGATTTATCGGAAATTTACGTCAAAGGATGGAATGCAGACGGAACGATTAAGACAATCGTGTATACGCCCCATATAGACACAAAAAGTATTGACACGGTAAATTCTACGGCAAACACGGAAAAACTTAAATTTACCCTATCAGACGAAAGCACAGACCTATTTCTGAATAAGTTTAATGAACTCTCGGAGAAAATCGGGCAATTAGAAGATAGGTTTGATAAATCTTTAGCAGCTCAAAGGAAAAATTCAAGAACTCAAAGCAAAGGCGGTGAGGAAGAATGAACCCAATTAACATTTTTCAGATGATGAAAGCTGGCCCGAAACAGTTCATACAGCAGATGATGGGGAATAATCAGATGATGAGTAATCCTATCATGAAGAATGCTTTAGGGATGGTACAAAGCGGAAATATGAAAGGCGTAGAACAAATGGCGCGGAACTTATGCAAAGAAAAAGGCCTGAACGCGGACGAGGTATTTAATCAGGTAAAGGGTAAATTTGGCAATCAGTGACATCATTTTGATACTAATTCTTGCAAGGTTAAGTATATAAATTTTTTCGGAGGTAAAAATTATGTTTAATTCAAATTGTGCATCCGTACCTTTGGTCGCCAATATTGACGGTAACAACGGCAACGGCGGATGGACTGACGGCGGATGGCTCTGGTTCATAGTCGTAATATTTGCTATCTTTGGCGGTTGGGGCAATGGCTTCGGCGGTTTCGGTGGCAATGGCGGCAACGGATTAGGAGCAGAAATTCAGCGCGGTTTTGACAATTCCGCGGTTATCAGCAAACTTGACGGCATAACTAACGGCTTATGTGACGGCTTTTATGCTGCAAACAACAGTATGCTGACCGGTTTTAACGGCATAAACACAAACATTATGCAGACCGGATACGGTATTCAGCAGGCTATTAACGCCGATACGGTCGCTAATATGCAGAATACCAATGCTTTACAGTCACAGCTTGCAAATTGCTGCTGTGAAACCCGTGAGGCCATTCAGAATGTCAACTACAATATGGCAACCAACACTTGCGCATTGCAGAACACAATGAACAGCAACACAAGGGACATTATCGACACGCAGAACGCAGGCACAAGGGCAATCCTTGACTACTTATGCCAGGACAAGATAGCCACATTGCAGGCAGAAAACAACAGCTTAAGGCTTGCCGCATCGCAGGATAGACAGAACGCACTTCTGACTACAGCTATGAACGCACAGGCAAGCCAGATTATCAACGCAGTTAATCCTCAGGCTGTTCCGGCATATGTTGTTCCTAATCCTAACGCTTATGCTTACGGATGTGGATGCAATACCGGATGTGGCTGCTAAAAGTAGCAGCTACGCAAAAATGAATAATTGAGTATCTTAATTGAGTTTAACTCGATTATGTCTGCTAAGCAGTATTACTTGATGTTACCGACACAAATGTCGGGAAGATAAAGGGCAGACTGTATGGTTTGCCCTTTTGCACATTGAAAACAGAATATTAAGTTGATGGATTTTTAAATTTGTGGTACAATTTCCGAAAAAGAAAGGAGTGCCAGAATGATTATTTTCAGACAACATAGAGGTGGATTAGCTGAATCCCTAAAAACAGCAAGGGAATTTGAAAACTTTGATGATATGAAAAAATACATATACCAAATTCACAAAGACTTTTGCCAAGAGATAGGAGCGGCAAATGCACCATTTGAAATATCAGACATTGTAATTGACCATACTTCAAAAATAGAAGATGCGAGAACAAATTGGCACGATACAATGTATGTTTGTGTTAAACGATACGGAGATGAAGATTATATTGAAAAATATGGAACTCCGCAATGCATAGGAATGTGTGCGACAGACTACAAAAAGTAAATAATGGATTTTTAAACCATCAACTAATATTCAGTTGGTGGTTTTTTTATTTTATGAAAGAGAGGAAAGAAAAATGGCAGAATTTTCAACAGTTGCCGCACAGACTGTAGCGGCAAACAGTAATGTGTTATTCACAGACACAACATCTAGCTGCAACAAAGGTTGTATTATGCATAGAGCCGGTAGCGGTCAGATACAGGTTAAAGGTGCGACTAACAGCTGTCGCGCAAAGTACAGAGTAGAGTTTTCCGGTAACATCGCGGTGCCTACCGGCGGAACAGCCGGAGCAATCTCTCTTGCGATTGCAATAAACGGAGAACCGGACTTATCAACACTTGCGATTTCTACTCCGGCGGCAGTAGAAGAGTTCAACAATGTCGCTATGGCAACGGATGTATGGCTCCCTTGCGGATGTTGTGAGCAAGTGTCTGTTAAGAACACTTCAACGCAGGCGATCAGTGTGGCAAATGCCAACATCACGGTTAATCGCGTAGGTTAGGAGGTAGCAGTATGGACGTATCAAGAATGCACGATATGATAGAAAAACTTTCAGAGTGCGCCAAAGCTGAACTTGACAAGGGAACAGAGCACATTGACGCGGACGAAATGGGTAAAGTTACAGATATGCTCAAAGACCTTGCCGAAGCTATGTATTACCGTGTCCTTACAGAGGAAATGGAAGAAGATAGCGGCAGACATTTCTATGACGATTACCGCTATAAAACAACCGGAAGATTTGCACCAAAGGGCAAAGGAACATATGTCGGCAGACACGGCTATGAAGAACCGCCTTATTGGCATATGACACCGGAGATGTACCGCGATATGGATAAATCCTATGGCAGAATGTACTTTACAGAGCCGGCAACAATGGATAGCGGAAGAACCGAAAGCCGCTACGACACGGCGAAGAGACATTACACCGAAACTAGGGATATGCACCGCGAGAACACAAAGGAAGATAAAGAGCACAAGATGAAAGCACTTGATGAGTACATCAAGGAACTTGCCGGAGACATTACAGACATGATTGACGGTATGACAGCAGAAGAGAAAGCCTTGGCAAAATCTAAACTGTCAACATTAGTCACAAAGATGTAACTACAATGCCGTGGTAACGCGCATATTGACGTTATCACGGCGGTTTGTATGATGTTGGAGGAAATCTATGTTAATTGAGATAAACGGCTCATTATGGCGAATACAAGCCGTAGACGGGCATAATAAATTATTAATCCGCAGTGACGGTGTATACACTTTGGGTGTGACGGACAACAATGTTAAGACAATATACATTAAGCAAGGACTGTCTGACCGTATGTTTGATAAAGTTTTATGTCACGAACTCACACACGCATATGCCTTTGAGTACGGATATTTTCTTGACATCAAGACCGAGGAAATAGTCGCCGACTTTATGTCACTGTACGGCAGACAGATTGTATATATGGCTGATGAAATTATAAGAAATGTACTAAGGAGGGCATTATGATTGACCTTAAGGCACTTTATGAAAGGGTGCAGAAAACTAATCCAGAAATCACTGAAAACAAAATTCGTGAAGAAATCGGGAAATCTGAATACGGAGCAAAGGCACTCATTATATCTACGGCGGATAAAAAATAGTGTTGACAAATAGCAGATTGCACTGTATTATAATAGCAAATATTAATAGTATCCATTTTGGAATGTAAAGATTTACTTAAATCATATAATAAATAGACACATTATGGAAAAGTCATAGGCTATCTATGACTTTTATTACTTTTCGGAGGTACGAATATATATGAAAGTGGTAAAATTAAAGACATTCCAGCAAATGGCACATTTTAGAGACCATATGGCACCGTGCGGAGCAGATTGCTACCCCTTACCGCCATTCAGTACAGTATGTGGCCTGATACACAATTTATGCCAGTGGACATCCTATCATCCTTTAGACTTCTTTATTTCCGGCAAGGGAATTATGAATACCGAGGTCAGACGTGAATGGCAAGGCGGTTATCATTTTAAAACGGTAAATGCGGATGCAAAAAAGCGATGGGATATTATTACAGATGACGAAAATGGCTCACATGCCGGTTGGGTAGGAGCTATAAAAAATCATGCGATGCTTACCGACCTTAATCTGACAATTTACATCAAGGCTGATGATGAGGATTTGAATACGATATGCAAAGCATTAACCAATCCACCGATTTATCCGTCATTGGGCGAATATGGCGATTTATGTGACATACAAAGTGTTGAGATAATCGACTTAACGGAGTATGACGAATCGCGAACCGGAGAATTATCAGAACCGGCATATATACCGGTAGACAAATTCGGCCGCAACTGTCTCGGCACGGTTTATTCATTGAATAACCGATACACTATTGTAAGAAAGCATAGACGTTTTGAAAAGGTGCGGTGCCTTTGGGCGGACAAAGGGCAGAAGATAGACAGCAAATTATTTGACGGCGATGCACCGATAGTATTTATAGAGTAAGAAAATAAGGGATATGGCAAAAGTCATATCCCTTTTAACATATAGAATTTTCCATTTTCAGTAAAGCCAACAGCATAGATGCTTTCATCAATTTGTGGCTCTCATATTCTCTCAATTCAAATGGCGGTTTCCCCTCTTCGGCAAAATTGTAATCAATGTAGAGTGTTACACCTTTCGCCCTCATAGTAACGACATCTACTATCATATCGCCACCAAATTCAGCAATATCATTCTCTAATTCCTTGATTAAATCTTCACATTCGTATGAAATTCTCTCCCCTTGATGATTTATTAATGGCATATATATCCTCCGTAAAATTTAAATTTTTTTTGAAACTTTTTTCGCGTTGCACTGGTTTTCTGTGCAATTATTTATACAATCAATAATAAATCCATTCAGACCCTTAAAACCTTTCTTTTTCGCTAAAGCAAGCCACTCATCTTTTTTGCCCTTTGGTGCCATAACAGTTATTCGGTCATAGTTTTTTTCATTCCATCTATTTTTAACTTCTGCTGATGTTTTCGACTTTGACATGACGTTCTCCTTTTTTGTGAATTATACTACTTTTTAAAGTATGTTGCAATACTTTATAAAGTATGTTATAATAGATATTAGAAAGGTAGGTGCTTATAATGGCAAATTTAGATACCATTGGTGGTTTGCATTATGAAATGATGAAAAGATGTTATAATGAGAAATCCATAGCTTATAAGGATTACGGTGCTAAAGGAATTGAGGTCTGCGATGAATGGAAAGACAGAGAAAAATTTAGAAAATGGTGTAAAGAAAACGGTTGGAATAAAAATCTACGATTGAATAGAAAAGATGGATCAAAAAATTATTGCCCTGATAATTGCTATTTTGGCAACAAATATACCTCGTCAAGTATTAAGTCACAACATACAAAAAAAGTGCGCTTGCACAGAAAAAATATGAAAGAACTTTGTGGAGTTCCTAAAAAATATTCAAATTTAAGTATATATAAAATTTTTATTGGAATGCATTCAAGGTGCGAACTAGAATCAAACACTAGATATGAAAAGTATGGTGGAAGAGGAATAAGAGTATGCGATGAATGGAGCGGAAAAGACGGTTTTTTTTACTTTTACAAATGGTCTATTGATAATGGATATAGAAATGGTCTTTCTATTGACCGTATAAATAACAATGATGGATATTCCCCTGATAACTGCAGGTGGGCGACATCTAAAGAACAGGTTATGAATAGAAGAATATCTAAAAATTTTATAATCAACGGCAAAGAGTTTAATTTAAAAGATATAGCAAAATCTAACGGAACTACATATAGTAGATTGTACCTTAGAGTTATAAAAAAGGGCATGAGCATAGAAGAAGCGTTGGAAGATATAAAAACAGTTCAAAGCAAAAAACAAGTCAACCGCAAAAATACCCCATTGGGTACTTGAATTTTATTATAAAAATGCAATTTTAAGTTTTTTAGAATTTGTTTTTCTGCAAAATTATAATGCCTTTTTCAAAATACCCCCCTGGGTAGCACTTTTTAAATTAGAAAAACCGTTTTCAACATTTTTCCATTTTTGTGTGAAATTTCCGAAAATTTTTTTGACGGTTCTGAACAATTTCAGATTTTGGGTACACCAGTCCTACTGCCGACCAATAAAAAAACAGATACGCTGCTATTGCTCCCTGCGTGCAATTCGCCAATTCACGCGCTCCCATCTCGCAATGGCAATATCGGCATCACTCCGCGGGGGTTTCTTTAAGAAGTTGAAATATTCAATCCATGATATTATATCTGATTCTGTTCCGTTCGCATCGTAAAGAATCCAACATTCGTCTTGTGCGTATTCCGACGCCCAGGCGGTAACTGCCGTAACACCGCAATTCTTCACATATCCAACCAGTGCCAAGAGTTCCGCACCCTCTTCATAGTTTAATTTTTTTAAAAAATCAATGTCCATTATCACATCTGCCAACCTCCTTTTTGCACGGTTTTACACTCTTATTCAAAGTGTGTAAAAATATAATTATAAAATCATAATACCCCGGCGTGCCGGATATGTCAACACCACGGCGCGCGGAATAAGGGCGGTATGTACCGCCCTGTTGTTATAGCAGTTGTTTTTCTATTTCCGCGTTTGCCATTTCTTTTAAGCTGTCGACGTACACGGCGCACTCGTAATTGTCAGTAATTATCCACACGCAATCCCGACCGTTTCGGCATCCGTTCAACGTAATGATGCTATCGTCTATCCATCGTTGAATGTCTTCATCATTGAATCTCCGAGTGCCTCCGTAATTGCTTTTCGTTCCTGCTCCGTGACCTCGCGGCCGTGATACCATTGCAACTCCATTTTTCGTTACCTCCTAAATTTAATTTATCCGCCCACCTTGGAGCGGTAACACCGCGCCCCGGAATTGAACCGGTGCGCATCCTCTGCGGCGGCTACTCTACATACTCCATACGTTCCCAACCGGCGCGGATAATCTCCTCGTCGTCAAGGTCGCCGGCGTTGTGTTTCAAAATATTAAAACATTCCGCCCATGAAACGGTATCGATTGTTTCGCCGCCCTCATCGTAGAGTTTCCAATAATTATCCCGGACGAAATCCGCTATGTCTGATGCGTCAGCCGTGGCTCCGTCACTTTCGGCATATCCGGCAGCGGTTAAGAGTTCCGCACCCTGCTCATAGTTCAATTCCTTTAATTCTTCAATGTCAACTTTTGTCATATCTGTTGACCTCCTTTTTGTTTTATAATACCCCATAACGGGGTTAAAAGCAATCCGGGGAGTTGAACCCCGTTATGGCCGCCCCGGCTTGCCTTAATTATGCGAATTTTTCGACTTTTCGCCGTTTTCTTTCGTTCTCGGCGGCGCTGATACTTGAATCATCGAATACAACATTATACCCATCATTCATTAAAGCCTTTGATACTTACAGATGCCGGTATACAGAAGAACATCACACCGTCCGGCGTATAATCTGGAACATATGAGGCCGGATATTCTCGGCCATCATCGCCGACGGCTATATATTCGCCGGCAGTATGTTTTTTGGCAATTTCCTCAAAACTAATTAAATCAACCATTTTATTTTACCTTTGCAGCTTTGCGGCTGCCCTTTCTTATTTGATAGCTTGATTATAGCGCACAAAAGCTATAATGTCAATAGCTTTTGCAAATATTTTTTGAAAAATTTATCTTGACATTTCGCGCTATAATCTATATAGTAGATTTAAAGATTTTCAACCGGAGCCGATCCGCTCCAGAATGGAGGTACATAATAATATGATGAAATATAAGATAGATATATTCGCAGCACTCAAGGCGCGCGGATATTCTCAATCGCAATTATTGAAGAACAAAACATTGTCAAGCAGGACGGCGGCACTAATCAGATCCGGCGAAATGGTAACGCCTGAGATAATCAACCGGATTTGTCTATTATTAAGATGCCAGCCGGGCGACATCTTGGAAGTCATCCCGACGGATGCCGAAAAAATCAAATATTTTTAAAAATTTAAAATAAGGTATTGACAGCATAGCGCAAGCGCGCTATGATGAATATATCAAATAAAGAAAGGGCGTTACAGTAACGCAAATGGTAAATAATCATGAATTATTACAGCGGATTAGTAGCTTTTGTTAAGGTCGGAGAGGAGGCGGAATAAATGAACAAAGAGGACATGAGAAAATACAAACAGGTTACAGAAGTAACCCGCGAGGAATGTTACATGGGTACCAGAGAATGTAATTCATGTATGCACGAGTTCCCCGGACATTATGCCGTTGATTGTATGAAAACGGACGTAACACCGGACACGCCGAGCGTGTGCCTTATGTGTAAAAAAAACGGATAGATAAATAAGATTGAACGCCTCCGGGCGTTCTTTTTTATTGCGCAAAAATGCCGTAAAATAAGGGGCTGCGCGGTTCTGATTACAATCTGTATACAACTTGTATACAACTTGTATACAAAATGTTACGGAATTGTAACAAATTGTAACCTGAGACTTAGATTTAGATTTAGATTAGATTTAGATTATTAAAATATATATTAATACTCCTTAACAGTCGTATTAATATATGAGAGAGCGGGCGCGTGCGCGCGTAAATACACCATTTTCTCTTTTTTGTCAAGTGAAAATCAAAATTATTTCCGATATTATTTTTTTTATTTACTTGATAAAATAAAATCTATGTGATATAGTTGATGTCATCAACAACAATATATTGCTATTGCACATACGATAGCTGGAACAATCCGGCACACGACAAACAAACGATTTTAAAAAATACACAGAGCAGAACAAATCGCCTGATGTATTTTCTTTTCGTTTGTTTTTTTTATTTCCAGGAAGGAGGCCCAACAGATGCCGAAAAAAACAACTTACATTCCGAGCAGGAACACAGAGAAAGCCGAGAACGGGACAGAATATTACGTAAGTAATATGTGCCGCCTTGCGGATGAATACGTGGACAACCTCCCAGACCCGGCAGCTATAACAGATAATACTACACTATTTAGCGGTATGATAAAATATATCAATGTTAAATGGTTTAAATATAATAAACCAAACTATGACGACATTGATTTATTAAATAATATATGGGATATGTATACCGGATTATGTTACAAGTATAATAAATACCCAACAGTTATAGAGTTTAGTTTATTAATAGGTTTAAATAAAGATACTATTGATAAATGGAAAAATGAAGTAAGAAGAAATTATATATATTATGATAGTAATAATAATATAATAAAAGATATAGAAAGTTATAGATTAAATTATCCAGAGGCTGAGATAGAGCAGAAACTAAGTACTTCTCACGCAAACGCGGTTAAAAGGTGGCTTGGAGAATGTGAGAATAACTTGATTCGTGGAGCGCAGGAAGTAAACCGTATCGGTTGCATTTTTGCTTTGAAGGCGAACTACGGCTACACCGAGACCGCGCCGGCAATCAAGGAAGGACCACGACGCGACAGCCTGACCGCTGCACAGCTGCCACAGTTGACCGCCTCCGGACGCCTGGAATTGTCCGACAATGAGACACAATAGGCAGTTGTAAACCATACACAATTTAGACACAATTCAGACCTTTAAAAAACCCTTTAAAATAAGGCTTTCCGAACACGATAAACCTTAATAACGACACAAAATAAATATTTTGCGACATACTTAACCATAAATGCGTTGAATTGTATTAATTGTTTGGAAATGGTACACAATTTAGCCGCTATGGGGGAGGGGGTTAGATAGATCCACCAAAAGGCTCTACTAAGTCTCCCGTACTACCGCAAAAATAAAAAGGCTTTCCGGTAGTCCTATCCCAAAATATTCCAAAAAACAAAAAGGAGTAACTCAATGTTGTATAGCAGTTTGGCAGAAATGCAAAAATCTTATAGAGACCGCGTTAAGGATATTCTTGATAAAGACACCACTTTGCCGGCAAGTAAACGTGAGGTATTGCAGATATTTGATTACCTGGCAGAACAGCACGCAGATGATGTTAGAGCTTGTAACATTCTTGATAAGGTTGTTAAAGCTAATGTCAGCCGCAGGAAATACGAAAAGATTATGCTTGCGGCGGCTAAAGAACTTACGAATATGCGTTAAGCATAAAGGGGCATCGTTTAATGGCAAGACACGGCACTTTGACTGCCGGGATATGGGTTCAATTCCCATTGCTCCCGTTCGGGAAGAGGTTCAGATGGACGGCTGAATGGCTCTTCCCCACATGATATATCTGTATTCCATATTTATCATGAACCCCCTTTCTCCGCTAGGACTATTCTGTTAAGAACCGTGAGAGACGGTTCGGCGGGGTTTGTTCGGACAGAACATTAAGATGTCTGCTTGTGTGCGTATCCCACTGCACACAAACGGCATTGTGGAAATCAACCCGTGGTTTTATTTGTTTCCCACGTTCCGTGATAGGCGGATGACATGTTATAACTCCTCTTAAAAGTATGTGGTATGCAGACGTGCGGTTGTTTGCATACCGGCGCAAAACGTAGCTTAATTGGCGAAGCAAAGGTTTTTTCATCCTTTCTGACCTTGATGCCGGTCCGACTCCGGCCGTTTTGTTTAAAACATGATTATCTCGGTGGAGAGAGGTTTTTCAGCCTTGCCGAGACACGCGAGAAAACGAGATAGGCATAATCGGGATACCGGATATGCTAATATCTTTTGCTGTACTGTGAGGTACGGCAGGGAGACGGAAACCGTCAACAATGCTTGCGTGGTGTATCATCATAGAGAAGCCAAGGGCAGAGGACTTGTGGCTGTGAATAATAGACGCCTACGGTGTAGGAATAATCCGTTGAAGTTCGTGGAATGAGAGACCACGGACAAATCACGGAAAATCTCAAATTAAGCAGTGTGCCTTGAAACCGGAGAAATCCGAATATAACACAAGTAACTCGTTAAAGTAGCGGTATGGCACGATTTCATTCTAACAATTATCGAATGGCGAACACGATAATATTCCGAAAGAACCGTGAAATTTGTGGGTATCAATCCCGCGTGTGCTTGAAAGCGGCAAGAAGCCTTAGGGTCGCTCCCAAAGGCTCGGACTTGTCGTCACAGTGGCAGAATATGGCTGTATGTATGGTGAATAAAGAGAAATCTTAATTATGTTTTACTTTTTGGAATGGCAAGATAGGTATTGTAGTAGTAGGGACTTGCCGTTCCAAAATGTGCAGATGTGGTGTAATGGTATCACAGTAGCTTGCTAAGCTATCCGGCAGAAATGCCGTCAAGGTTCGACTCCTTGCATCTGCGCTTTCACATATAAACGAAATGGGAATATAGTTGTTGGTTGTCTGTATTATCCCAAAACCATCTATGTGTGAGTTGATGTGTGCTGAAATGGGTAGCCAGTATTGCAGTAGATTTATGAGTTGAAATCTGCAACTTAGATCACTCGTCTTAAGTGTCATGTGGAGGTTCAAATCCTCACCACATCAAGCGGTCGGGTAGCTCCCGAATAAGCAGGCGTTACAGTAGTCCCTGCTGAATAATTAAAATGCTTGTGTGGCTAGTTTTAACTCGAATATGAAAAGAGTTGGAATTGGTCACGCAAGAAACTGTACAACGGACAGTAGTTCAGTCGGGAGAATACCCACTGCGCTAAAGGAGGCAGTTATATGTTCAAAAGATTGGCAAATTGGTATATTCGCAGGAAGACAAAGAATTTAACCCGAATACCGCTTTTTACAATGACATTTGATTACCGGAAATATAAAGCGGAGGGCAAAAAGGACAGCTGCACATTTTATTGTCATCCTGATATTGTGAATGACGAGTATGTGAAAGAAAAGCTGTCTGATGTTGTTGATTATATCCGAGATAATTATGATTTAGACGTTTTTACAAGGATTTGAGGTGCGATATGAAAGATTGCTCAATTTGCAAATATTGTGATGAAGATTTTATTTTTGACGAAGAAATAGGAGAAGAATATCCGGTTTACAGTTGTCAAAAAGGAAACGACACATCGTTTGATTGTGAATGCAAGGATTTTAAGAAATACAAGCCGCGAAAATATAAAGAGAGAGACACTGAATGCGATATATGCGAATACAAAGAAAAATGTGCAAAATATAGTTCTGGGTTAGATTGTACAACCTGTGGAGATGTGAAAAAACATATTGTTTATCCGCAAGATAAATGTATTAAAAGGGCTTATGACTCTACGGGCCTTAATAATAAATTAGAGCATATGCAAATTGATATAGACCAATGGTTTCGACTTGCTAATATGCCTGCAGATGCGGAAATAGAAAATGTAAAAAAAGCAAAAGAACGAGGTGTTGAGATACCTAAAAATATAGCGGACTATTTCAAGAAATATGGGGTGTAATATGTGTAAATTTTGCGAAGAAACAAACTTTAAAATTGTAGATGGGTATGAAAAAGGGAAAAAACATACAGAAAGAACAAAAAGTATTTTTTGCTCAAAAGATTATGAACTCAACGAAGTCAATGGAATAATATTAGTGATTGACGAAGATAAAGAAAACCGACTGTATTTTGATAATTCAAGTTGGGAATATGCAAGAGGATATATAAAAATCCATTATTGCCCTATTTGTGGCAGGAAGTTGGTGGAATGATGGCTAAAGTGGCGTTACTTGACCATTCAAGCGGAATTGTTAGATTATTTCTTGATGGCGAATTTTTAAAAGGAGTAATAAGTATTGATGGCATATCCAATATTTACCAAAAAGACGCGGCAAAAGAAATTAAAATAACATTACTAGCAGACGAAGTTAAGGTAAGACTTTCAAATGGAGAAATAAAGGATATATCAGAAATATAGAGAGTTGGTGTGAGAATGAACGACTTTTTAAAATTCTTTGACGATAAAGCAAAAGACTTCCCTATGCACCTTGAAATCACTTACAGCAAGATATGTGATTGGAATATTTTGATTTATAAAAAAGGTTGCGCTGATGATTATCCTGAAGCTAGGCATGACGGCGAAGATGTAGTAATTGTCGATGAAAGCGATGGCGATATGGAACTTTGCTTTGCTAGGGCGCATGTGAAGTTGAAAGAATGGCTGTTAGAATTTGACGGCGGATATTAAGGCGGTGTAAGAATGAAAAACGGATGTTACATAACCGACAAGGGCGTGAAATACGAGATTTGCAATAATCAAATAATGGTTGAACACGATAACGAATATTATGGCTGTTTGTATGGCAAATCATCAATGGTCATATATAAAGGCAATCTAGAAGTGTTACATACCGGTTCGAGAAATATCAATACACCCGACGAACTATTTGACTTACTTTCAGAGATGCCAGAGATGTTTGAGAGGTTTATGAGGAATGAATAACATTGACAATCCTTTATATGATTATCAACCGCCATCTAAAGAAGCAATGGTAAATTTCGGCATAGATATTTCAAAAGAAGCGGTAGAAAAATATGCTTTGGAAAAGTTTGGCAGACTGCCACAAAGCCGCAGTGAAATGACTCGCACTATGGAGTCTAAAATAATTGAAGAAACAAGGAGGTTTATGAGGAATGAGTAAAATATTTAAAATGCCTGAAAATATGATAATTCCAAAAGCTAGAGTTGAAAAAACAGGTGAAGAAGTAATTGCAGTTGCGTTTGATTTAGGTTTGGAAACAGGAGACCGACCAATAGCAATGGTATTTGAGAACCATAGCGGAAAAGCCTATATCAGAAAACTTATTAAAGATGATGAAGCATTGGAACTGCATAAGTTGTTGACGGAATAGGAGCGTTGAAAATGAAAATAATAGCAATAGCAATGTTTGCGATGGCAGGAATCGTATTTTTGTTCTTGGGGGTATATTTTCTAATTGACTATATCATAACAAGACAAAGGCTCAAAATAAATCAAAAGGCCTGGGACGAATGCAGTGCAAATATGGATTTTGATAGAAAGCATGATGTGTATTTGTCTTGGTGTACAGAACAAAAGGCGAAAAACGGATGGCATAATTATTATTTTCCAAGATTTTAAGGAGCGAGTAATGATGAGTAAACCTTGGTTATGTACTACTTGTGTTAAAAGAAGAAAATGCCCTAAACACTTTATTGTGCGGCTTTTGGGTATTGCGAAATATGTTCATAGCACAAATTGTTATGAACCGGAATGGAAACCAACATACAAACAAGAGCCGTTGGAAAATTACTTTAAGGAGTAAAAAATGAGCATATTCAAACCGTGTAAAAAATGCGCTTGCTACAGAGAAGACATATTGGTAAGCGGAGAAAAGCAAAAAGTTTGCAATCCGCCGGGTTTTTCAATCCCAACAGTCTTATGCAAGGATGTTAATGCAATCAAGTGTAGAAAAATAAGAAATATTTTAGAGAATAAGAAAAGTGAGAGATGAAATCATGTGGATACTCATTGTGACAGCAGCCGTGACAACAATCTTTTTGATATTAATTCTGACCGTGTACTACATTGTTGACAGTGCTATTACAAATAAAAGACTGAAACAAAATCAGATTGCCTGGGACGAGTTTAGCAAGAATATGTCGTGTAAAGACAAAAAACAATGTTATTTAGAATGGTGCCATAAAAGGAAGATTGAAAAAGGGTGGCATAATTATTATTTTCCGAAAATGTAGGAGCCGAGAAATTATGGAATATCAAAACACAATGCTATGTTGCGGATATAGTGGCGAATTAAAGCCTTGCGAGGATATAAAGAGTTGCGATTTGTGTGTCGGACCTTACATTGACGCAAATGGGAACGAAAGATATGTATGTGGTCTCGGCACGAATACTTTTAAATGCAAAAGGGATAACCCAAATTGGAAACCCTTGACAAAGCAACAGTTTATTGAATTGCATAATAAAATGCTGATTTGCGGAAGAGGGAGAAGTATCGAAGAACTCCTTGAGAGAGCAATAATTGACGGAATTGTGGAGAAATAATTTAATTGCTGATTATCAGCGGAAAGGAAGAAATCATGAAAAAGAAACTTTTAGCATTAGGAATGACAATCTGCATTGCGCTTGGAATGGTTGGCTGTAGAACCGCAGATGTCGTGAATCACAATCTGTCAAAAGATGGAGATGAGTTCAATCTCTATCGAAAAATTACAGTTACAAATGCAAGGACAGATACAATTATGTTGCAGGCAGAGGGATATATGAGTCTTAGCAACAACAGTAGTAATGAGCTTGTAGTTACTATCAAAACAGGTGAGAACACATATTGTAAAGATTATATATATCTTAACGATTGGACGTGTTATGTTATGGAGCAAACAGAACCGGTTGGGACAGATAAGTACCATTATGAATTGGTGTTTTACCCTGAAAGATTAATACCAGATATTGATATTAAATAAATAATATATTACCGCCGCATAAGAGGTTTGCGGCGCTACCCTAGAAAAATTATAGGCAGAGAGGTCTATAAGCATCTCTGCAAAAGCGGAGGTGCTTTTCTTTATGGCTAGTCAGAGCCTTATTTCCACAGTAAACGGATATGAAAACTACATAGAGCGAAACGGAATAGACGAACAGGTCATTGACGCATACATACAAGCTGTGGCTGTGGCTGTAAGAACAGAAAATGATGTTGAGTATGGTCTTAAAGTATCTGCAAAAACAAAGCAAATAATTGCACAATTTGTTAAAGAAAATACCGGAGGCCGTGTCGCGGATTTAGAGGTTTATGCCGGAGATAATAATACTTCCTACAGAATATTGGATCAGTTTTACGATGTCTTAATGTATGAAGCGGCGTATTTAGTTGACAGCTTTTTTTACTACATTGAAATTGACGAAAAAGACCCATGGAAGAGGTTCTATTTTCCGAGAAGACAGGTTTTAAAGCCGGTAGTAGGAGCATATCAGGAAATTTACGATGGAAAATTGGATTTTTTATCAGTTTCACAACCGAAACGTACTGGTAAGACCACTGGTGGACTAAAACTTGCACAAATGATGGGTGGCAGAGACCCGGACGGAAGTATATTTGGCGTAGGAAAAGGCGAAGGACTTGTTAAAAGGTTTTACGGCGGGTTGCTGCAAGACTTTGAGAACGAAAACACATATAAACGATTTTTGAGCGTTTTTCCTGATGCTGTAAAAATAGGTGATAATTACAAAAGTGCTGAAAACCTTTCCATTGACCTTAAGAGCAAAAACATTTTTCCTACGTTTACTTGCCGACCTATTGATGGAGCCATTGTAGGATGCACAGAAGCAAACGTGCTTGTTTATATTGATGACTGCGTTAAAAACCACGAAGAAGCAAGGAATCGAGATAGATTAGAGTTTTTGTGCGAAAAAGTTACAGACGATGTTTTGGGGCGTAGATTAGAGGGCACGCCTATTATTATTCAGGGCACAAAATACAGCTTGTATGATCCTATTACAGCACTACAGAACAAGGCCGATGAATTAGGGTGGAGATGGAAAGAAGTAGCAATTCCGGCGTTAGACCCAATTACAGATGAAAGCAATTGGGAAATATGCCGTAAAGACAAAAAAGGATTGCGAAAAATTTTTACTACAGATTACTACCGAAAAGAACGCAAACTTGTTTCACCGGAAACATGGGCCGCAGAATTTCAGCAGGAGCCTTACGAAGCCAAAGGCCGTATGTTCGCTCAAAGCGAGCTTAATTACTTTGAGGAACTTCCGGTCGATAGAGAACCTGATGCAATTATGGCAGCTTGTGATAGTGCAGACAAGGGAGAAGATAGTTGTGCTATGCCTATTGGGTATGTGTACGGAAATGAAGTGTACATTGTGGATGTTGTATTTGATAATGCCGGAACACAATTTACCAAACCTGAATGCGCCAATATGCTTGTCAAACACAATGTTAAAACGGTTACATTTGAAAGCAACAGCGCCGGAGAATATTTTGGCCGCGATGTTATGGAACTTGTAAAGCAAAAAGGCGGCCGATGCAGTGCAAGATTTAAGTTTAACTGCACTAATAAAATTACAAGAATGGAAAATGCAAGAGATAATATTATTCGTGATTATTATTTTAGAGATTTTAAAAAGATGGATAGACAAAGCCAATATTATAAGTTTATGGATGAACTTACTAAGATGACACGAAGCGGAAAAGTACCACATGACGATGCACCGGACAGCATATCACTTTTTGAAAACGAAATGCGAGGCGGCACTGTTGCAAAAGCTGAAGCTATGTTAAACCCATTTAGGAGGTATTGAATGACGACCAAAGACTATCTCAATCAAGTAGGCAGGCTTAATCGAATGATTAACAACAAGCTTGTGGAAATCGCGCAGCTTAAGGAATTGGCTTGTAGTATATCAGCAATACAAACCGGAGAACGAGTTCAAGCGACACCGAACTACGACAAAATAGGCACAGCATACGCCAAAATCGACGAAATGGAACGAAAGCTTGATAAGCTGATAGATACTTATGTAGACAAGAAAAACCACATTATAGGTCAAATAGACGGCATAGAAGATGAAATGCTGTATAATATATTGTTTGCAAGATATATTGAACGGAAGACATTTGAAAAGATTGCTACGGAACTTGAATATTCGTGGAGACAGATAATAAGACTTCACGGAAAGGCACTTAAACAATTTGAAAATCAATATGGCAGAGAATATCTTGAAAGATGACATGGAATGTCATAATGGCGGCGTGTTAATATTACAGTGGTAAATATGTGTTTCTCCTTAACACACATAAGTCCCCATATCCCCAGGTTGAGCATCGTGCGGTTGCGCGGTGCTCTTTTGAATTGAAAAAGGAAAATTATGGAAAGTAAAACAATATATTGCCCTCGGTGTGGGCGCAAAGTTGCCACATATGATGGTAAATCTACTATAAATCCATTCGCCAAGTGCAAAAAATGTAAGAAACTTGTCATATATGACATAGAACACGATAAGACATTATTAAAACCGCTCCCAGAACGCAGAACGAGTTCGGGAGTTACTTTTTGTTAGAGGTCAAATATGAACACAATGTATTTACAAGACCTTGTTAAAGGCTGCTATGGTAGAAAAATTGCATATACTAACATAGACAAGATAACACCGGATAATGTCGTTAAAGTAATCGGAAGCACTATTGGAATTTTTAATTGGAATAGAACGATTATAAAATATCTGTGGGATTACTATAAAGGCGATCAGCCGGTGCTGTACAGGCAAAAGCTGACAAATGCGGATATAACAAATAAAATTGTAGAAAATCACGCATATGAGATTGTTCAATTTAAGGTAGGTCAAACCTACGGCGAACCGGTTCAGTTTATAAGCCGCAAAAATGATGAAAATATCAATAAAGCAGTTGATATTCTTAATGATTTTATGACAGATGCTAACAAACAAGAAAAAGACATAAAAGCCGGAGAATGGCAATCCGCCACAGGAACATCGTTTAAAGCTGCTCAACCTAAAGCAGGGAAAATACCGATTAGAATTGTAGCACCTACTCCTATGAATACCTATGTTATCTATAACGAAAGCACCGAGGAACCAATACTTGCGGTGCAGGAACTTAAAGATGCAGACGGAAAACGGTATAAAATGGCTTTCTCGGACACAATGTCCTTTACTGTTGCCGATAGCAAGGTTATTAGCACTAAACTACACACATACGGCGAGGTTCCTATTGTTGAGTTCCCGAACAATCACGAAAGAATATCTGATATTGAGCTTGTTTCGGGAATGCTTGACGCAATTAATAATATGCAATCAAACAGAATGGACGGCGTGGAACAGTTTGTGCAATATTGGGTTAAATTCGTTAATTGCGAAATTGATGAAGAAAACTTTAAGAAGATGAAAGAAAGTCACGCATTGGTTGTTAAATCAATTAATAAAGATAACAAGTCCGATGTCGACATAATGACACAAGAACTTAATCAAAGCCAATGTCAGGTTGCTAAAGACGATTTATGGAATAATACATTGTCGATATTAGCAATACCAAACAAGCAAGGAAATACAGGTGGAGATACACAAGGAGCAGTAGAATTAAGAAATGGATGGGATTTTTCAAAGACAAGAGCAAAACTGAAAGACCCGCTTGTTAAAACATCTGAGAAAAGACTTGCCACCGTCGCTCTTAATATTTTGCGACTTGCAGGGATCGATTTAAAACTATCGGTTACAGATTTTGATGTTCAAATAAATCACAGTCCGCAAGACAATATGTACACTAAAGCACAAACATTGGTTGTGCTATTACAAGCCGGAATACATCCGCTTGTGGCAATTAAAACAGTTGGCCTTTGGGGCGATGCGGAGAAAACATATGTATTATCTAAACCTTATCTTGACAACCTTTACAAAACTATTAAAGACGCAGAAGAACAAGAGAAAAAGGCACAAGAGATAGTTACACAATTAAACAAACAGCAGAATAAAACAGCTACCGAGAAATAATCGGTAACTGTTTTTATTTTATAAATTTTGCAGTTGTGCGTAAAACAACAGAAATCACATGTGGAGCAACCCACGTTAATAAGCGTAGTGACACGGAGGTAATTTATGACAAGAGAACAGGCAAAACAGAACCTTATTACTATCGGAGTAGCAGAACCGACAGACGAGCAGATAAGTAATTATCTTAATCAGGTCAACGGCGAAACCCAAAAGGAGAAAGATAAGGCAAACCAGTACAAAGCTAAAGCTGACACGGCAGACAACTTACAAAAACAGCTTGATGAAATACAAGCCGGTAATATGACCGAACTTGATAAAGCAAATAAAGCCTTAGAGACGGCCAATAAGCAAATAGCAGACTTACAGAAGTCTAATGCTATTAGAGACTTGCGCGAAAAGGCTATGACTGATTTTAAAATCACAACAGAGCAGGCGAAGTTGATTGTGAAAGAAGACGGCAGCTTTGATACAGCCGAACTTGGCAAGATTATGTCCGAAAAAGAAACGGCCGCAGCGCAAGCGAAAGAGCAAGAAATCGCAAAACATCAGGATATTCCGGGCGGCGGCAGTAATAAAGGCGGTACGGATAACAAGACCGAAGCTGAAAAAATAGCTGAAAGCATTATCTCTAGTGTACCTAAAGACAATGACGTTTTATCACATTATATCCAATAACAGGAGGCAAAAAAATGGCGAAAGAAATGAATATGCAGTATGAGACAACTACATATGCGGGCGATGTTCAGATTTTAAAGCGCGAACCTAACGAAGCAATCCCGCTGACACTCGATTTCGAGGACGTAACAGAAAAAAACGCAGATGGTAAAAAGATCGTTAAGGCCGGAACACCAATCGGAAAAACCGGAAAAGTAGACAACACGGCAACCGTAGTTGGCATCTTGAGATTTGACGTGACAGAAGATAGACCACAGGGCGTACTTCTTAAGAAAGCATATCTTAACACGAAAGTGGCAGAAACACATTCCGGCGTTACATATGACGCAACAGTTAAGACAGCTCTTCCAATGATCGTATTTGAATAACAGGAGGTTGAACAAATGTTAATAAATGATGTATTAGATAGTAAATCTATTGCTTTATCAGCGACAGAAAATGCTAGTAACCAGATACCATACCTTGGATTACAGTGGTTTCCGGAGAGAAAGAAACAAGGACTTGATTTAAGTTGGATTAAGACACATAAGGGTCTTCCGGTGTCACTTGCTCCATCTAATTTTGACTCTATCCCGACACTTAGAGCAAGAGAAGGATTAAGCAAAGAGAAAACACAGATGGCATTTTTCCGCGAGGGAATGACCATAGGCGAAGAGGAAATGCTTGAAATTGAGCGTATTCAGTCCGCTGATGACCCTTATCTTGCAAGTGCCTTATCAAGTGTATATGACGATACAAATACACTTGTAAGTGGTGCGGAAGTAGTTCCGGAGCGCATGAGAATGTCACTTCTTGCGACTAATGCAGGTCATCCGGTAATTGCTATCGAGAGCGACGGCGTTCAGTATGCTTATGATTACGACAAAGACGGAACGTATGCAGCTAATCACTATGCAAAGCTTTCCGGCACAAGCATGTGGAGTGACACAGCAAATTCGAAGCCACTCACAGACCTTGATAACGCAAGGAAAAAACTGCAAAAGCAGGGCAAAATTGCTAGATATGTGCTTATGAACAGCAACACATTCCAATATTTGCTTGATAATGCACAGATAAGAAACTCAATCCTGGCGCAGAACCTTACAGCAACAATTGAAGTTGATGATGACACTGTTATTTCAGTAGTGCAGAAGAGAACAAAGCTCACTATCGTACTTTACGATAAGATGTACATTGACGATGCCGGCAATGAACAGTATTTTTACCCAAATGATAAAGTAACTCTTCTTCCGGAGGGAGACCTTGGAAAAACTTGGTTTGGAACTACACCGGAAGAAAGAACAGCAAGGCAGGTAGCCAATGTTGACGTGACTACATATGGCATTGGTATCACAGTTGCCACAAAGGTAGAGTACGGTCCGCCTATGAAGATGTCCACGTTTGCATCGGAAGTTGTACTTCCGTCATATGAAAATATGGACAGCACATTTGTTTATGAGGTTCATAGCGAATTGTAGGAGGACAGTTTATGAAATACCCACATATAGTTGTTCTTAATGGCAAATGGTATAATGCAGGAGAAGAGGTTCCAGATAACACTGGAGCCTCTTTTGAGTATAGCAAAACAGCTATAAATCGTATGTCCACAGCGGATTTACAATCTTTTGCCGTTGAACAAGGCGTAGAAAATGCGGAAGAACTTACGGGAGCCGAACTTAAGAAACTGTTAATCGAGAAGTTAGGATTGTAGGAGCAAACAATGGACGAATACACCATATTAGAGCAAGTCAAGATACGACTTAAACAATTTCATATTGAAGATGAAACCGGAGAAGATGTGGTTGTGTTCGACAGCAAAGAAGACAATCTGTACATCCAACAGCTGATTAAGCAGGTTGAAAATGAAATAAAAAAAAGGCGTAATTACCCTAGCAGTTACACAGAAGAGCAGATTGCGGCAGATATGGCGAATTACGAGGACGTTATTGTCAACCTTGTTGTGTACGACCATTCGCAAGCCGGCGAGGCATATATGGAAACATATTCCGAGAATGGCGTAAGCCGTAAATGGGTTGAACGTAACAAGCTGATGTCGGACGTAATTCCTTTTGTTAAAGGATTATAAGCTGTTTAACAACGCCTTTAGGGCATTAAAAGAAGATTGTGCGTGACCGTAAAGGTTGCAGGCGGCACACTTTAAGGGTGGTGGGCGGTGTGCCATTTTACGAAGAAAGGCGGTATGTTATGACTGCATCGACAGTAGTAAGCATAATAGCAGTGACGCTTTCTTTTATTTTCGGCATTATAAGCATATGCTTTTCGTGTCGAAACAGCAAAAGAACCGACACAAAAGATATAGAAGAGCGCGTAAAAGAGAATACGCGTATCAACATGAAGTTGGATGCAATCTCGACAAACACTACGGATATTAAGAATGAAGTGTCGGAGATGCGGAAGGAAATCAATTCGCATAATGACCGTATTATCAAGGTTGAAGAGAGTGTAAAAAGCTTGCATCACAGACTTGACGGGTTGGAAATCCGAATAAACGGAGAGAAGGAGACATAAAACTATGATTGATATAACACAAGTAGGAACTGTACTTGCAATAGTAGTAATTGCGTATCTTGTAGGACTTGCGGCAAAAGCCATTAAGGTAATTCCTGATAAGGCAATTCCGATAATTGTAGGAATTGTAGGCGGTATATTGGGCGTAATCGGAATGTATGTAATACCGGACTTCCCGGCAACAGACATTCTCAATGCGATTGCGGTCGGAATTGTATCAGGTTTAGCAAGTACCGGTGTAAATCAGGTATACAAGCAGGCCACAAAGAAAGACGATGCTTGAAATCAATAAACAAACGATGAAATACTCTCGACAAGGCGAGAAAGTAGAGATATACGAAAGAGACAGCGATGGAAACATCGTGTACACGAAATACACAACCGCAGACGGTAAGCCGATACCGGTCATAAAAGATACTGTAATCGGGTATTCTGACCCGGTTACATTCCGTGCGAGCATTAATAACAAGTTATCAGAAGTCTTGATAAAGGAATTTGGTATTGATGACAGCACAAGCTATCTTCAGATAGTAACGGATAAAGGCGCGTTACCGATTAAAACCGGCGACTACATATGGAAGTCATCGGCTGTTGGCAGAGATAAAAACAACCTTGTTGACGTTACCACGGCCGATTACATTGTCAAAGGCGTAGCAGACGAGGGATTGACAGTGGACTTATTCTTGCTGCAGAAGAATGTGAGGTAGAATATGCCGACAATCACAGTCAATATGTTTTCACAACAATCCATCCTGAACGCCGTAAACGCCCTAAAAAGTTACTCTAATTCTCTGACATATAAATGTCAGTTATTAGTCGAAAAACTTGCTGAAAAGGGCGTAGAAATCGCGAGAGTGCAATTGGCAGACCTTGATGCAATCTTCAAACGCGAATTGATAGAAAGTATTCATTCAGAATACGAAACATCGGTTCGCGGTGGCGGTGTATGGGCGGTAGTAGCCGGAACAGACCATGCAATGTTTGTTGAGTTTGGAACCGGCACAGTTGGGCAGAGCAGTCCATACAAAGGCAAATTGCCGGACGGTGTGACTTGGCAATACGCAAGCGGTAAGACAATCAGACAGCTTACGGACGGCAGATACGGATGGTTTTATCCGGGCGATAACGGTAATTGGTATTTTACCGAGGGTATGCCGTCAAGACCGTTTATGTATAATACGGCAAACGAACTTAGAGAGATTATTGTAAGCACAGCAAGAGAGGTGTTCGGCAATGACTAGTGATAATCAGTGGGCGTATGACCTTGACAAGATAATATATTCGATTGTATCAGCAAGAGCGAAAGAACAGCTTGTTGCGAAATATCCGACACTGTTTGTCACGGACGAAGAGGAAACATCGTCAAGCCCACAATTCCCGACAGTATATATACACTCTCTGTCATCCGTGGAAGAGGGAGCAGACCTTGGCGGACAGACAATTAATGCTGTCAGAGCGACAGTGCAAGTCAAGGTAAGTACGAATAAGGATAGCAGCGATGCAAGAGAAGTAATGAGTGCTATCGCTGATATTTTTAAAACGATGCGATTCAAAGCAATCGCGATGCCGGAAATTAAGACGTCCGGCGGAATATACAGAAGTGATGCGCGGTTCAGACGAATAATCGGCGCAAACGACACACTAACATGAAAGACCTTTAAGGTCTTATTTTTTTACACAAAATTAGGAGGTAAAACACAATGGCAACAGCAGGAGTATCAAACCTTGGCGTAACATTTTCCTACGGCGTTGAACCAACAGCCGGCACAAAACCTACAGCATTCAAGCTTTTAACTCGTATTAATTCGATTGACGAAATTACGGTTACACCGGAAGCGATAGACGCATCCGCGCTTGAGGATTTGCAGACGCGCAACATCGCCGGCAGAGATACCTTAACAGATACGGTGGCAGTAGGCGTCAACAAGACAGATGACACACTTAAAGAGTGGGAAGATTTGATTGCTACTCATAAGAAGCTTGACGGCGGCAAGAGAATGTGGTTCCAGGAGATAACACCGGGCATCACAAAAGCGGAGTTTTTCGTAGCGACACCGCCGTCTAAACTTCCAGTTACAAGCAAGGCACAGAATGAACTTAACATTATGACAATCAATCTTATCTTGGATGAGATGATTGGTACAGACGAAGCCGTTACCCCGACATCGGGGGAATAGTTAGCCATTCGACTGACAACGTGGTTAAAAAGGCTGTATCGAATGGCACAGACACAGAAACAGCCGACTATACGCAGTACCTTAACGGTACGGAGTAACTATTGACAGAAAGGGCGGTCTACGGACTGCCCCTTTCCTATGTGTAAGACATGGGAGGAAAGGTAAAAGGTATAAACAATGAAAACTATTACTGTAAAAGGCAATGAATATAAATTAGAGTTCGGCTTTGATGCGGCTGAACACAAAAACACCGTGCAGAAAATGTTCAAGGTTAAGAGCGGTGCATATATGGTTGAAGAGGGCATATCCGTTGACGGAACACCGACAGCAAGCGGAATTATTAACGGAACAGCATCTATGGTAGGCGATATACCGGGCATCGTTAAGTCGGCTTTCTATGCCGGATTACTTGAACATCACGATATGCCGGAAGAAGATGCACACGCACTTCTTAAGGACTATATGAGGGAGAACAAGCTGTCATTCCGCGATGTGTTTATGGAATTGACAGAGTGTATGGAAACTGACGGTTTTTTCGACCTTGCGGGCATAACGGCGATGCTCAAGGAAGCGGAGCCGGAGGAAGAGAAGAAAACAATCAAAGCCGTCAAGACACCACAAGACCACAAGAAACCGACTTCCACAAAATAATATGGGAAGAATACTTCCCTATGGCTTTTTCGCTTGGAATATCCTTAACGGAGTTTAAACACCTTAACCCAACCAAACTTGCATTGTGTATTGAGGGCGAAAAAATGAAACAGCGGCGCATTGATACTCTTGTGTGGAGTATGTCGCGTGAGTACGGAATACCGATGGTTGCCCTTGGCTCAAATAACGGTATTCTTGGCAAAAAGAAAGTCGATTTTCCGGAACGCCCAAACAGCGACAAATCAGGTCCGCCTGAGGTTGACGAGAATGGGGAAGAAATATTATCTCCGGAAGAACTTGACCGACAGCGCAAGGCGTTTGTACTTAAGATGCGCACGATGAAGATAAATTGGGATTTAAACCATCCAAAGAAAGACGAGGGCGGTACAGCTTAACGGCGTACTGCCCTTTATTTTTTTATAAATTAAATAGAGAAAGTAGGTGCAAAAATGGCAGATAACGACATTGACCGCTTGAAGATACAAGTCGAAGCCGAAGCGACTAAGGCAAGCAATGCGATAGACCGCTTGGCTAACAGTATGCTTAAGATGTCACAAAGCCTTGGCGTAGATACACACAAGCTGATGAACATTGCGACAAGTATCAGACAAGTATCAGATGCGGCAACCGGCTTTAAAGGTGGCAAATCAGCCGAAATAACCTCTTTAGCACGAAGTCTTATGAAATTCTCATCTGTCGATACAAACTCGATATATGGGATTTCCTCAGCACTACAGAACCTTGCGAATGGTATGGCGGCGGCACAGAGTATAGACGCAAGCGGAATAGCCGGCCTTGTAAACGCAATATCAAAACTTGGCGGTGTAAAATCTACAGCCGGAACAGACAATTTGCTCCGTATGAAAGATGACCTTGTGCAATTCATACAAGGGATGAACTCTGTCGGAAGCCTTAATTTTGATGTTACCGGACTGTCGAATCTGATATACACAGTATCAAGGCTTGGTACGAATATATCAAGCAATGCCACGGCAAATTTACCGGGAATATCGACGCAGTTACAGAATTTTGTCCGACAGATGAATGACATAGGCTCTATTAGCTTTGACGTAAATAGACTGTACAGTCTCACAAGTTCAATATCAAGACTTGGCGGTGTTGCATCGGGCAGAGCGATAACCAACATTCCGCAGTTGGCACAAGCGATTAAGAACCTTATGGCAACCTTGGCAACGGCACCGCAGGTAAGCAATAATCTTATACAGATGACAAACGCGATTGCCAACCTTGCGGCACAAGGCAGTAAAGCAGGAACGGCATCAAACCGAATACAAAAAGGACTTGATAACGTATCAAGGAGTGCCACAACGACAAAAGCCAAAACAGTGAGCCTTGCGCAGGTATTTGGTAAGCTGTACGCGAATTTCTTTTGGGTTATCCGCGGCGTAAAAAAATTAAACAGTGCAATCCAAAGCACAACGGATTACATCGAGGCATTTAACTATTATACCGTAGCTTTTAATAAGGTCGGCTCGGAATGGGGCGATGAATTTGCCAAGTACGGCTATGACAATGCCACAGAATACGCAAACAGTTTCGCAAAGCGCGTAAACGATAAATTAGGTAAGTTATCCGGTCTTAAGGTTGATATAGACGCAGGACTTCTTGTGGAAAGCGGTGCAAAAAACCTTGGACTGAATATACAAGAGGTTACGCAATATGCGTCACAGCTTGCATCGGTAACTAACTCATTAGGGCAGAGCGGAGAGACAACGACCGCGATAGCAAAGTCGATGACAATGCTTGCAGGCGATATTAGTTCACTTTTTAATGTTGATTACTCAACGGTAGCAACGAACTTACAAAGTGGCTTAATCGGTCAATCAAGGGCATTGTACAAGTACGGCATTGATATAACGAATGCTACATTACAGACATATGCCTATAATTTAGGCATCGAAAAATCCATAAGCGAAATGTCGCAGATGGAAAAGCAGCAATTAAGAGTTCTTGCAATTCTCGACCAAAGCAAAGTATCGTGGGGCGATTTAGCTAATACAATAAATTCGCCAAGTAATATGATACGTCAGCTTAGCACGAACTTTAAGGAGACCGGAATGGTATTAGGTCAGTTGTTTATACCGATGTTGCAAAAGGTTTTACCGGTTATCAACGGTGCTACGATTGCGGTTAAGCGACTGCTAGTAAACATTGCGTCCCTTATGGGAATTAAGATTGACTTTGAAAGTTTCGGTCAAAGCGGTTACAAAGAGGAAAGCGGTGCCGTGGATGATGTTGCGGACAGCTACGATAATGCAGCCGCGGCTGCCAAAAAGTGGCAAAATCAGCTTATGGGTTTTGATGAAATCAATAAGCTTACGGAACAGAGCGATACGAGCAACGGCAAAACGGCAGGCGCAAAAGACACGCTTGACCTTACAGACGAAATCCTTAAGGCTACGGAAGATTACGAAAAGGTTTGGAACAAAGCCTTTGCGAATATGCAGAATGACTCACAAAAGTGGGCGGATAAATTATCGAAGTTTACCGCACCTTTTGAAAAGATGATTGAAGATATCAAAATAGGGGATTACCTTACACTTGGTAAAGATGTATCGAAGCTTGTAAGAGGTATATTTGACTTCTTTAGTGAAGCGATTGAGAAAGTAAATTGGTACAAAATCGGTAACAACATCGGAGATTTCCTTGCCGGACTTAATTGGCCTAAAATTTTAAAATCTGCATTAAAACTTCAATTCAATATATGGAAGATGTTAGCGGAACTTTGGTTCGGAGCGTTTGAGTCGGCACCGTTTGAAACAGCAATTATCACGGCTTTTGCGGTAATGAAGTTTACCGGATTAGGCGCAACACTTGCTAAAAACCTTAAGATAGGCATTACAGCGGCGTTTTCAAATACGGCACTTGCAACGGCAACAACAACCGGCGCGCAGAACCTTGGGTATGTAGCAGGAGATGCAATCTTACAAGGTTTAAAAAGCCCATTAATGCTTATTCCGGCTGCCTTTGCGGCGGTAATGCTTAAGATGAACAGCGATGTTCAAAAAGGTATGGAGCAATACACGGAACGTATTGAATATTTGCACGCCGACCGTGTATCTGAAAGTGTCAAGAAGTTAGTTGAAGATACAACAAGCTATGTTGATACTATAATGTCAAACTCTAAGGCAACATTAGAGGAGTACAGCCAGACAGAATACAGTTTTAAAGCACTAGACACTTTGGCGGACGGCTATCTTGAACTTGCCGGAAAAGAACAGCTTACAAATGAAGAGCAAGCCAAAATGCAGATGTATCACGATGCTATGGTAGATCAGGCACCGGAATTGCAAAGCATACTTGATGACCAAAACTTAAGCTACGAGGATTTAGCGAAAAACCTTAAAAGCTATATAGCACAGCTTAAAAAGAAAGCCAAAACCGAAGCCGCCCAAAAAGCACTCACTAAAACATATGAAGATATGTATGATACGCAAAAGAAACTCAACGATATGGAAGATGAGTATACGGATAAGCGTAAAAAATGGCTGAATACAGCGGCAGAACTTAGAGAGTACAATAAACAGTACAATGAAGCTAAAAAACGCGCTGATGAACTTCTTATGAGCGGTTCACAAGAGGAATGGGAAAAAGCCAACAATGAAGCAATCCGCATACAGAAGTTAAGAGATAGTGCGGAAGAGGCTTGGCTTGAAGCTAATCAGAACTATCAAGAGATAAACGGCGCGTATACCGACTTACAGACTACCTATAAGCAGCTTATGTCAGATGAAGATTATTATACGAATGAATACGTTAATAATGCAACTGATCAGGCTAACGCGACAGCGAATGCGACCGCAAGCATTAATAAAAGCTTATCCGGAATGAAGACTACAACCGTCGGCGTAATGCAGACAATGCACAACAACATTAATGCTACACGTCAGAGATTTGCTAATATGGGTAATACATTACCTGGGGCAAATTCGTATATCGGTAAGAAACTGAGAGAAACCGCGGTGCTTGTACATTCATCAATGCTTACAATAGGTAATTATTTTGGCAAAACATTCAATTATGACGGCTTTGTTACTTATGGTAAGAACATATGGGCAGGTCTTAAAAAAGGACTTGAAAACAATGAAACGCTTAGCGGAGCAAAAAATACGATTATTTCTGCCGCTAATTCCTTTAAAAATGCTTTCAAGAAAACACTTGGAATACATTCTCCGTCAAAGGTGTTTGAGGAATACGGTGTTTATACCATTGAGGGATATAATAATGGTATTCAAGACCAAATAGATAGTACCCGAAAGATAATGTCCGATTGGGCGAAACAGACAACATATACGGCTACACCGCAGATTAACAGTGCAAACATAAGTTATACACCGTCAAATGTGACCACAGAGGCTATAAAATCAAGTGTTGGTGTTGACATATCAGCCGAGATTGAAAGTGCCGCATTTAACGGAATGACGCGCGCATTACAATCAAGCAGCGTACAAGTAGGCGTGGAATTTGAGCCGAACGAAATGGGAACATTTAAAGTGGTTCAAAAAGGCGCGGAAAAATATGCTACGGTCACGGGATTGAGTCCGTTTCCGGTCTAATTGACATCCCTTTCTGTTTGATGTATAATATGTCAAAATCAAACAAGGAGGATGTTATAATGATTTTAGCAGTAACATATGATTTTGCGGAGAGCGCAGCTAGTACACCGTGGTGGGTGTACATCGTGTCATTGGCGGTATTCTTGATTTTACTTGTATTGTTTATACGAGTATACGAATACACGAAAGCAATCAAGGAACAGTCTGAAGCGCAGACGGAGTTGTTACAGTCGATTTCCCACAAATTGGATGAAATCCAAAAGAAATAAGGTTTAAAAACTTAAGAAGAGAACACTTACAGAAATGTAGGTGTTCTTTTTTTACCCCAAAAATCAAGCGAAAGGCGGATTAGAATGAGCGAATGGCTTAAGATTGGCAACCTCAAAATGCCGAAAATATCCGGATTAACACCGAGTTGGAATAAGGTGTGGAGCACAAATACCGGGCGTAACGCAGAAGCAACAATGGTAGGTACGATAAAAGCAATAAAAAAGAAACTTGAAGTGGCTTTTATTCCGTTGTCGCAGTCCGAACTGAACACGATACGGACAGCCGTAAATAACATTAAAACACCTTATGCAACAGTATCGTATCAGCTTAATTCGGGCGAAACAGACAGTTTTACGGCATATACCGGAGATTTAGCTGGACAGCTTTATCTTGATGCGCCCGGCAAGACAATCTACAAAGATGTCAAAATCAGCATTATAGAGAAATAGGAGAACAAGAAATGAAATTATTTGAAGTAGTATCGGTATCAAACGGACTTAGAATACTTGACGGAAAGCGACTTCCGGCAAAAATTAATTACGCACTTATGAAGAATAAGAAAGCACTTCTTAGCGAACTGCAAGGCATCCAGGAACAGCGTATTGAGATTATGAAGTCGCACGCAAAAAAGGATGATAACGGCGAACCGGTATCGGAAAATGGACAGTTCATCTTTGAAAGTGATGCAGACAAAGAGAAAGCTACAAAGGAATATGCGGAATTACTCAATGTGGATGCCAACATTGACATTATGACGGTTACTTTTGATGATATTGTTAAGTGTGACGATATGGAACCGCTCACGACATCAGAGATTGAAGCATTGGAGTTTATGGTTGATTAATAATCGGGAGGTAGTTCAATGAGAGCTGCAAGCACGGATTTCATAGCGGAGGCAACAACCGACTATGCACGATACTATGGCAAATTTACCGTAGGCGAAACAGAATATACAGTACCGCTTACCGACTTAAAGGTAACGGCATCGGAGAATGGAAGTAGTGACTTAACGATAGGTAACGCGCAATCGTCAAGCATTACTTTTTCTATTTACGAAGATGCAATTGACCTTGAAAATAGAGAAATGACCTTATTCGAAGGATTAGAGGTGTCAGATGGCAACATAGAATATATCCAAATCGGAATATTTAAGATAACATCTGCCACGGCGGAAGAGGGGAAAACATCTTACACCGGATATGACCGTATGTACAGCGCGATGGAAATGACGTATGTGTCAAAACTGAAATATCCGAACAAAGATATTAATATCGTCAAGGAGATATGCACACAAGCCGGTATCACGTTTGTTGAAAGCACAATGGACGATAAGACAATATCCATTGCGACCGCCCCAAAAGGATATACAAGGCGCGAAATGTTAGGTTATCTGTCGGCAAGGCAGGGTAAAAATGCTGTCATTAATTCACAAGGACAGCTTGAATTTCGGTGGTACAAAGACGCTGATTACACTATACGTCCGACAAAATACTATGAGAACGGCTTAAAGTTCACAACAAGCAAGGCTTTTAAGGTCGAGAAGATAGTGTGTGAGGTTGCTACGGATAACGACAGCAAAACCCTTACAAGCGGTAGCGGTACTATGGCAATCAACATATCTAATCCGTTTATGACGCAGGCGGTTCTTGATGCCGTATACAAGAAGATAGGCGGTTTTACTTATAGACCGCTTACGGTTGAATGTCTCGGCGATTGGCGACTTGAAGTCGGGGATATTGTCAAAGTAACATTTGACGGCGTAGAGTATTCCGCCCCGATTACAAGTATTGTTTATGATTGTGACGGCGGTCTTAAATGTTCGATTGAGAGTTGCGGACAGTCTGACACAAATAATTCGATCAATCCTACCGGCCCGATAACATCTCAAATGCAAAGGCTGACAGCTGAACTCATAACAGCTAATCAGGTTATTGCGACAAAAATATCCGCGGAGCAGGCAGACATCAAGTATGCTACGATTGCTAATCTTAACGCATTGTCGGGCAAATTTGACACGTTAAGCGCAAAAGCGATAACTACGGATAACCTAGCCGCCGCAACCGCTAAATTAGGCTATATGACAGCAGAACAAGCGGATATTAAGTATGCGAATATCGAATTGACAAATATCAACACCGCAAACGTGGCTACATTGTTTGCAAATGTCGGCTTGATTGACCGTGCAACCGTAGTTGAGGGGCATATAACCGGCTTTCTCGACAGCGTAGAGGTAAACGCAAACAAGATAACCGCAGGAACGCTTGTTGCGGATAGAATACTTCTCAAAGGTTCGGAAAAAGGATTGCTTTATGCACTTAATAATCTCGGCGAACTTACAAGCACTACGGTTGACAGCTTAGACGGATATGTACTCACTGACCGCACGATTAATGCGGATAAGATAGTCGCAAACAGCATAACCGCAAATGAACTTGATGTCGCGAATATATTTGCTGATAATGCGGTAATCTCAACGATTACTTCACAAGAAGCATTTATTAATGCTATCAGCACAAACAGTGTGGTTGTAGGCATAAAAAACACCGTAGATAATCTATCCGTAGGTGACCGGAATTTACTTCTCGCAACAAAGGATTTTGGCAAAATATCTACTTCAAATGGTGACTGGGCAATGTCCACAGATGATGATGGATTTACAGTCGCAAGTCGAACTGGTAATGGAAGCTGGATTGAGTTACAAACAATCACAACGATTGATGCCAAAGATAATCCACAGGCAGGGAATACTCTTGTTCTTGCCCTTGATGCCAAAGCAGATGACCTTGAGACCTCCCCACTAAATTACACATTAGCTTTAAAAGTATACGGCTCGAATGATGGATTTAAAACTTGGCAGAGTTCAGTGTATACTGAATGTTATATTGATGGCTCATCAAGTAGGTATCTTAAAGTGCTATCAGGAACACGTCAAAACGATAAATGGTGTAGATTGTCCTATATAGTGACCATTCCGGCTACATTTAACAGCGGTTCGTTGGGAACATATAATGAGTACCGTTATGGAATGGGCGTATATGTAACAAAACATAACGCTGGTCATACTCTTAGCGTCCGTAAATTCAAAATGTCATTCGGTAATGTTCCGTCAGATTGGTCACCTAATCCGGATGATATATCAGTTGAGAATATCTATTCCGCGAATACCACAACGATTGACGGTGGAAAAATTACGACCGGAACAATCACGGCAGACAAAATAAGCGTTGATGATTTAAGCGCAATCACGGCTAAAATCGGTTCGTGGAGCATAACAACAAACAAGATTTATGCCGGCGATGCTGAAACCGGAACAGCAGTCATGCAAAGACCGACTGTAAACACAAAATGGGTATTTGCGGCCGGCGGTAAAGACCATACTAATTACGGAGATTGTCCGTTCCGTGTCGATAAAGGAGGTAACCTTTACTCAACAAGTGGAACAATCGGCGGATTTACAATCGGTGCTGATTATTTAAGAACAAAGGCAGACAGCCGTGGCTATAAGTTTGGAATGAGTTCTGGCGCACAGCCGACCGGAATATGTTCGTATATCGGCAAAGAGGGTACGGACTATGACTATGTATATAGGCTTGGTTGGGACGGCAGTGTGGAAACATCTAAGCTGACAGCTGGCGGAGCAGTATTCGGCGGTGGACGTGTTTACTTTGAAACAACCGAAAAAGCATATCTGACAAAAGGCGATAGCATACCTATCGTATTTTCTACCGGCGGATATATAACCGGTGGCGGTCAGACGGTAGCTTTTTTTCTCCCGACAAGGCTTATTATTGGCGCAAGTAAGGCTACATTGTCGTTTACATCAAGCGAGGGCATTAAGGTCAGACAAGGCGGAAAATATTGCTATGGCTCCACGGCTGAGACGAATGTCAGACCAACATCTCAATCAATATCGTTAAGCGGAGAATCAGGCGTGAATGTGCAATTAGTAATGCCGAACTCAACGAATGTAATCAACAATGACGCTTGTGGCGTGGTATTAACCGGCACACTTAAATTGTCTTAGGAGGTAAAAAATTATGAGTAGTAGAGTATTAGAAGATGCAGTAAATCAGATTACCTGCACATACAAGACACATTGCGATAACAAAAAGAATGGCAATGCGTGGGCGCAAGGCATAGACCTTGTAAAATACAAATCACAGCTTGATTTCGTTACCGCACATTCAGACGGTACGGTTATCAAGGTTATAGCTTATCTCTCCGGTACAAACGGTGTGCCGGACAAAGAGGGAATGGGATATGGCAATTATGTAATGATTAAGCATAATGACAAAATATGCACCTTGTACGCGCACCTTGAAAAGGTATATGTAAATGAGGGCGAATTTGTCAAGAAAGGACAGCGCATCGGCTTTACGGGAAATACCGGCGGAAGTTACGGAGCGCATCTTCACTTTGAGGTCAGAGAGTACCCGAACGGCATCCCGACAAACGGTTTACACGATGAAAGCAAGTATAAATGGCTTGACCCTACACCGTACATTGATGCCGACATTACCGGCATTAATACGGCAGAATACAAGCTTAACGGACTTGATTATTCACCGGTATTCAACCCGAAATACTATCTTAACAAATATGCTGACCTTAAAGCGACTTTCGGCAGTGATTATGACAAGGCTTGGGCGCACTTTAAACAGTACGGCATGAAAGAAGCAAGGCAGGCAAGCGCGGAATTTAACGTGATTGCCTACAAAGAGAATTATGCCGACTTAAGAGATGCGTTTGGCGATAATCTTCCGTTATACTATGAGCATTATTGCAACTACGGACGTAAAGAGGGCAGGAATGCAAGGACGGTTGAAAAGAAAACACTGACACTGACAAGCTACCCGAATTATACTAGCGGTAACGGATTTTACCGTGTAAGGAAGTCTTACAGAGACGAGAAGAACGCAATCGGTTCTTATTGCACTTGGAGTAGCGCGTACAAGACTTGGAAAAGATACAAGTCAAGCGGCTACCATATCTACGATAAAAACGGCAAACAGCTTGATTAAGGGCATTAAAAAGGCGTGTGGTACTTATGTACTGCACGCCTTATTTTTATTTCGATAAAATATCTGCATAGAACATATCAAGGTTTATCTCTTGACCGCTTGAACCGTCAATGAAATTTGTGGTATCTACAAGTCCATTGAAAGTTCCGTATATTCTTATTATATCTTCTTCTAACAGCTTTTCGTAGTCTTTAGCAGATGTATCTCTCTTATCCGTTACAAAGAACATATCGCCATCGTAAATATCGTATTCCGGGTCTTTAGTGAACACTTTGTATGTGGTAGTACCGAAAGAGGTTGATACGTCAAATATTTGCACATCAATGTAAAAATTCTGTCCTTTATACTTATCGGGATTGCGCTTAACATCTTTATAGTTGAGTTCAGAGCAGGTAGCGGCAAAATCATCTTTAGACAAATCGGTTTTTGAAGATGAAGTATTGCTACCTGATACAGCAATTATTATTGTGATTGCCATTAATGCAGTTGCAATAGAGCCAAGGACAAGACCGGCTGTGGCGGTTCCACCCTTATAACCGTATCTTTTGTTCGCGCTTGAACCGGTTGCACCTAGCACAATCGCTATAATGCCTAGAATACCGCCGACAAATATAAATGATGTTACTATACCTATGATACCTAAAACGAGCGCTGCGGTGCCTTTTAGCTTGTATGGTCGCGGTTGTGGTTGCGGTGGGAACGGTTGTTGCCATTGTGGTGGTTGCTGATAAAATTGATTATTATTATCCATATGTCTCTCCTTGTAAAATCGTGTCGAGAATTGCGATAGATTACCGCGTATGCCCGACAAAATGTGTGATATGATTGTAAATGTCCTCGGAAAGAGGATATTCAAGTTCCGATGTGGCGGTGTTTGGTAGCGCGGCACCGTCACTAGAACTTAATGATACTTTATGTGGGATATTTTGTCAATGTGGGTTGACAAGCAAGAACAAATGTTCTAATATAGGCATATCGCTACTATAATCGTGTGGTATTCGGGAGGGTTGTTGTATGGAATGTAAACAAAAAATAATAGATGAGGTCAATGAGTGCCAAAATGGCAGATTTCTCGAATTTTTATATCGAATGATATTATCATTCAAAAAAAAGTGGGGCATCTAGTGCCCCTCTTTCTCGTACCAATAGGTTATATTGTCGAATATAGTTCTCCGGTGTTCCGCGTTAAGGACTTTTAATCGCTTAACATTTTCTAACAGTTCTGCATCGGACAGCAAATCAGGAATTAGATCTGCAGTATCATCCGTAAGATTATCATCCCAACCCATTAAATATGATGGCGAAATATCAAGAACCTTTGCGATGCTTTCAAGCTTATCACTCGGAATGTTCGTTATGATATTGTTCTCATACTTATATAATGTCTGTTTTGATACTTGAATTTTACCGGCAAGTTCAACTTGTGGCATATTCAAGAGTTCACGGCGTTTTTTAATTCTGTCTCCAATTGACATCATATGTTCCTCCTTTCCTATTGGTAACTTCATTATATCACTAAAAAGTTACAAGTCAAGTAAAAAATAACTTGACAAGTTACAAAAAAAGGATATAATGAAAGTAACTTGATAAGTTACAATGACGAAAGGAGATGAAAATATGATAGACACAAACAAGCTTCGCGGAGTTATCGCCGAACGCGGTAAAACACAAGCGGATGTCGCTAAAATGATAGGAATAACTACCAAAACATTCTATTCGCATATGCAGAAAGGTGTGTTTGGCAGCGATGAAATCCAGGCGATGATTGACGGTTTGGAAATTCACAATCCTATGGATATTTTTTTTGCAAAACAGGTAACTTTATAAGTTACTAAGGAAAGGAGAAGTATATGGATTTACAAATATTCAATAATGAAGAGTTCGGAGAAATCCGAACAGTAACCAAGGATAACGAACCTATGTTTTGTTTAGCAGATGTATGTAAAGCATTGGAGATAGCGAACGTAGGAAATGTAAGGCAGAGGTTGTCAGCAAAGGGTATCCGCACTATGGAAACCCCTACAAAAGGTGGAACACAGAAGATGATATTTATCAATGAAGCCAACCTTTACAAGACAATTTTTCAGAGCCGTAAAGATAGCGCAGAGAGGTTTACAGATTGGGTTACATCAGAGGTTCTTCCGTCAATCAGAAAGAACGGCGGTTACATAGCCGGACAAGAAACAATGACGGATGATGAGTTACTTGCTAAGGCTCTTATGGTGGCAAATAACAAGATTGCGGAAAGAGACCGCATAATCGAACATCAGAAAGCCAAAATCGAATATGACAGACCGAAAACTATTTTCGCCGATGCCGTAGCGACAAGTAATACATCAATCCTTGTCGGAGATTTGGCAAAGATAATATGTCAGAACGGTGTACAGATAGGTCAGAAACGGTTATTCGCGTGGCTTAGAGATAATGGCTACCTTATGAAAAGCGGTTCTTCCTATAATATGCCAATTCAGAGATACGTACAGCAGGGTTTATTTGAAGTCAAGGAAAGAAGCATACAGAACCCGGACGGAAGTGTGAGGATAACCATCACTCCCAAGGTAACGGGGAAAGGACAGTTGTATTTCGTGAACAAGTTTTTAGGTGGCGACAATGGTAAAGAGGAATAAATTTAAACGGTTCATCCATTCCATACCGTGGGCGACATACACCGGCGCAATAGTGTTTATAGCATTGATGTTGATGCTAGTAATTGTCGCCACGATAAACCATAACCGAACAACCACGGAAGAGTCTGAACCGGAAACAGAAACGATAATTGAAACGGTCAGCATTGTACGGCAGACGGATAGTGAGAAAGTGAAGTCTGTTGAGCCTACGACCGCAGAACCGCATAAATGTAGTTGGGCGGATATAAGCCTTAATGATGAGGAATACCGCCTATTATGTACCACGGTGTTTTGTGAAGCCGGAAATCAGACGGTGGAAACGCAGACAATGGTTGCGTTGACGATACTTAACCGTATCAACAGCGACATATTCCCAAGTACGGTTCGTGAGGTCGTTTACCAGGATGAACAGTTTGCAGTTACCAAATGGAATAACTTTGAAAACTACGGTTGGACGGAGAGTGTTACGGCAGCGGTAAAAAATGCACTTGCGGATAATGAATACCCGGATGATATGTATTATTTCCGGACACTTCACTACCACACATTCGGAACACCGTATATGCAAAGCGAGGATTTATATTTTTCGACAGAGAAAGGAGAAGACAATGGCAATTAAGAGTTACAAGGGATTTCACAAAGATATGACTTGCAAAGGATTTCAGTATGAAGAGGGCAAGGAATACGAGACAGAAAGGGCAGAGTGTTGCGAAACCGGATTTCATGCGTGCGAATATCCGTTAGATTGTTTTTCACATTACGCACCAAATGACAGTGTATATCATGAGGTAGAACAGGACGGAGACATTGACCGCAAAGATGACGGTACAAAGATTGCGTCAACCAAAATCAAGATTGGCGCAAAGATAAGCATAGCCGGAATTGTTAAAGCAGCTATCGAGTACACAATGAGCAGAGTTAAAAAGGAAGCAAGTAAAGATGATGATTACGGCGCATCGTCAGCCACCGGAGATTACGGCGCATCGTCAGCCACCGGAGATTACGGCGCATCGTCAGCCACCGGATATTACGGCGCATCGTCAGCCACCGGATATTACGGCGCATCGTCAGCCACCGGTTCTTACGGCGCATCGTCAGCCACCGGAGATTACGGCGCATCGTCAGCCACCGGATATAAAGGCG